TTACATATATAGATTATATTATTTTAATAAAAACTAAACATATTATTAAATACTTATGTTTAATATAAATTTATGAATTAAATAATTAATTTATAAATTATAATTTTTTATTTTTCTATGACTTAATCGTTTTATTATAAATAAAAATACTCTTTATAAAATTTCTGTATGCATAGATTTACATGTAAATAGAATATAGATAACAGAAATATACGTTCTTATCATATGTATGTTTTTGAATATTATAAAAGGTGTGCTTTTAATGTAAAAGACATGAGTATTATTGAATAATTATGTTAGGTTATGTTATATATATGCATTTGGAAAAATGACCTTCAATGAGTATTAAAATTATTAAGAATGTAATATTTCAAAAATATAATCGAATTCTAGATCAAGTTTCACCTCAACTAAATTATATCTTACTATAATATCAAGTATAGGATTATCCATAAAGCCACTGTCACCCAACCATTCTAGACGCTTACATTGACTAAAGTTGATCGTCTCTTGAAAATTAATCTTTCTAGTATCTATTTGTGATGCGAATTCAGCATCTTCTACAGTAGTATTATGATAACTATAATGAAGTGGCTCAATAAAATAGATACCAGAAGTTTCTTCATACGAAGAATAATAATGTAAAATTATCTTGATTTCTTCCTTCGTCTGTAATAAGAAAAAACTATAAATAGAACTATTCTCTTTAAAAATCTGATCTATACAATTCTTTCCGTATTTGGCTTCTACATCATCCATCGTTTGGAAGTGAGTTTTTTCAAGAATTGCCGTGAGGACTCTGTCTCTGTCGTATTGTTCATTAGAAGGTACAAGTTTTCTCAAATATGATAATAACATAAAGATGAATCGGCGCTTGTAGCAGGTTGACATTTTGAGGAGTAAAGTAAAAATAAATTCTTAAGTAAAGTAAAAGTTCAAATGCTTGAAACGTTTTATGTTCACGTTTGAAAAGAATATTAATATTCTACTTCTTGATATAAATTTATAAGAAAAATGATGTTGTATATTTTGGCTGTCAGTTTTTTATAAATCTCTTACATGAAATTTTTGTAAAGTTTTTTATTTTAAGCTTTATGAAACACTAATAATTGTATATTAAATACCTTAATTCTCATCTAATCTAAAGAAGCCATTTTCTATAACTATACAGAAATTAGCAAGTCTGCAAATTTTGTCTCTTATATCTGGATAAAACACCAATTTAACATCATTGACTCGAATGTAAACATTCATGCCGTCTGGCATGAGTTTAAGTGGATTCTCCGTATTTTCAATGGTATACCATTGATTTTCACCAAAACAAAACAAGAAACATAAGCGACTTCCGACATATGTAATCCCGATATAAAAGCTTTCATTTCCAGCAATGCTTTCCATTGAAACAGCCTTAGCAGAATCAAACGTTGTAATCTTATTCATATCTAATGATTTTAGATATCCTCCTGACAGAAGGATTTTATGTAAATATTTCTGGAAACTATGCTTATGTTCGTATGAAACACGTTTTTTTTTGATATTTTCATCAACTGAATCATTAACTGAATCATTGTTGATGTTTTCATCAACTGAATCATTTCTAATACAGTGGTTACTTTTCGTGTGGTTAGTTCGTCGAGACATTTTCGGAAAAGATTTGAAGCAGTTAGCTTTTTATCATATTATTTATAAAAACGGATTTTACACAAATTTAACCATCAATTTTTATAAAATTGTAATTTAAGGAAATGTTGGATAAAATATATTTATATTAATTATTATTTTATAAATTTGAATTTAATAAATAGAACACAAATAGAAAAAATTAGAAACAATTTATTATATTGTTGTGTGTCTAAAATTAATTTTTAAATGGAAGCCGAAAGGAAGTCTTAAGAATCATGCAGTCTTTTTCTTTTGGTATTTCAGATGCTGAATAACAGTTTTCTATTATCAGTTTAAAAGGACAATCCATAAAAATACCATTCGGCATATTAATTCCTTTAAAAAAAACATTATGACGAAAGAGTCCATCATTCTTTACACGAGAGAGATCAAAATAATCTTCATCAGGACCTAAGAATTCCACATCTTCATCAAATGAACCAGCACTACGTTTCACTACTCTAAATACGCGCCGTTCGGAATCTATACCAATAGAAATATATAAATCTCCAGAAGAATACGTTGTACATAGTCCATATGGAAGGAAAAAAGCAAACAATTGTTTGGAAGTTTGTGGATTTATTGTATGTATACCAAGTGGATACCATGCTTCTGGAACAAGATAGACGTCTTCGTCTGCATTTTTTTCAGAAAGGCGATTAATAATGTCATTTGCATAGTCAAATATACAGTTACTGCATAAATCACGGTCTGACATTACTCGTCTATCGCATCTTAGAAAATTTCTACAAGGAAATGTCTTGTCCTGCCGAACGGACCTTTCATACCAAGGTGTATGTTCATCAGAACCATAACCAGAATCTTGTTCATCGTTAAGTTGATCACCAAGAATAAAAGACATTTTATATGTTCGTAAATTTATTTATCAAATTTTACTTTAATAATCATATAATAAATTATTATATGTTTACATAATTTATGCATCAATTTTTATTTATTGCACTAATTTACATCATTTATTAAACCTTTTTACCTAAATATTTTATATAATATTACTTATACATTATAATATAAACAATTCGTGTAAAATATGATTATAAAAGTAATTATTAATCTACGACAGACTATGGCTACAGACTATGGCTACAGACGATAGCTACAGACTATGGCTACAGTTCCTGACTAAACATCTACTACCAAATATCCTGCTAAAGGATCTAATATGTAATAATTTTTTTCTTTAAAAACATATGTGCCTTGTTCATTTTGTGTAAATAAAGTAACTAAAATAGTCCAATATAATAAATCTTTATTTTCGTCAAATTCTAAAATTGAATTATGCGATGGATTAATATTTGATAGGGTATTACCATATTTAGTAAGATTATTAAATAAAACCAAATAATTTGGAACAGAACTTTCAAAAGTTGTAATAAATTGTTGTAATCCTTCTCTAAATAATTTAGATGTTGTAAATGAAAAATAACTTAAACAATGATATCTATTTACAACACCTTCTTTAGCACTTTCTGTAAATTCTGGTATATCAGAAAAAGAAATATCATAACTGGGCGTTGGTAATTTATAAACATTGTTAAAGATATTATAAAAATTATCATTCTGCAATAAAGTAAATAAATATGAAATAGTTACATCATTTGTTCCAACGTTTTTATAATATAACTGTATATTTTGTAATGTTAAATTTGATGAATCAGTTTCAACCGCAAAAGGTATAACTTTATTTGGATATAATTTATTTAGAGTATCTAATAAAGATAGACTTGCAACCTCGCCTGCAGAATATACATAATATATACTATTTGATGACGATAATATAGATGATAGAGCAATAATAATGGTTGAATCAGGATTTTGTAATCTATATACTGACTTAGGTATTTCTAAAGTCGTCGATGAACTTGCAAATGAAATACCGACTGTATCTGGTCTATCATTAAACCATTGTAGTATATTTTTTAAAACAGTTGAACGATTAAATCCACTAAATATTCTATATCCTTGATTATAGTAATAATTCATAATATCAATATTGTTCTGTATAATTTCTACATTTGTTGTCAATTTTTGTTTACTATAAAATCCCACTGTTGTATCAATTATTTCAGTTCTTGGATATAAAGTAGGATATTTGTTCCAATAATAATTTAATATTTGATTAATAGAAATATCTGCAAAATCAAATTCTCCTGATAATTCTAATAATATAATTCCTTTTGGAGTATCTGTAGAAGAACTTATACATGATAATGCTATACATCCACCTATACTTTTCTTGTCTAAACCCAATCTCATTACTGACTTCTCTTCTGTATTGGTATAAAAGTTATTTATATACAAATTATTATTTACTTCATAACCAAAACCAGCATCATTATTAATTGCTTGTTGAAAGGACGACTGTGTGTTTTGATTTGGATAAATTGTATCATTTAAAAAATTTTCGTATGTATTGTTTGTACTTAATGATGAGTACCATACTTTACCATTAGATAAAGATGCGGTAACAGATGATTTATTATAAGATGGAACAATTACTGATTGACAATCGTTATTAAATAAAATTAATGAAACTACCGCATTATACCATAATGTATTAGAATTAGAACCATATGGATTATTAATAAATTGTGTTATATTATTAAGTCTATCCTGTCTAAGAGAAATACCGCATATAAGTTGAGAGTTTAACGTGTTCTGTTTTGAAACGAATGACATATATTATACTATAGTATAATATATAAATTGAATAAAAATATTAAATAAAAAAATTATTTTATAATTATAATTTGAAACAAACGCATTAAATTTCATAAAATGTAACCTTTCCTTCTTTAATAGTTATTGTAAAATCTTGTTGTAGACTGTACGGATTCAAGTAATCAATATATGAATTTGTTAATGGATGCCCTCTATTTATTGAGATAATAAACTTTGAATTATCTCGTGTATTTAGAGAAGATGTCGGCGTTTGTTGATCACATATTTCAATTAGATAAACTCCATATAGAATAGTGTTTAATAATAATCTCAATTTATTATCTAAAAAAATTATGTAAACAAACGATCTTGAACTTATTCGAACTAATTCTTTTACACGAATATTATTCTGAATATTTAATTCTGTTTTTTTATATTCTCTGTTGTAATGTTCTTGAACGAGTCCTTCTTCAAGATGAACTAATGATCCACCTTTTACTTGTAAATAAATAAGATATATTTGAAACTCAGAATAAATAGAAGTATCAAGGAAAAAGTTCATTTTTTAATAAAAGTGTAATATAATGCATATAATTAGTTATGACTAAAATAAGTTTATAATAATTTATCTATCATTTTTTATAATTATCATTTTTTATAATTATCATTTTTTATGATTATCATTTTTTTTATAATTATCATTTTTTATGATTATACAATTTATTTTTATACCTTTACATAAATATTTTATAATACTAGTTAAAGAATCGTACACAATACACACGATTTTAAATATTATTCAGGTAAAGGATTAAAAAATAATTTAATATATGAATAATAAAAATAATATAGTATAATTTTAAAAATAATTTTATTTGATTTAAAATATATTATAAATGATTGTAAATATCCAAGTTGTTACAAATGACTGGATTGACATAATATATTTAAATAAAAATAATAATCTTGCAAAACGAAAATCAACAAACGACAAAGGACAATTTAAAGTAGAAGATAATATTTTAAATATACATTGGGAAAAATGGGGCTTAGAAGAATTTAAATTAATAAATGGAATTTATTATAATTTACCTAATGAAATTTTCGAAATAAATTTGGAAAATAATTATTGGAATGACATATGTTATTTTAATATTAATACAAATGGTGTATGTAAAAAAAGTAATAATAATATTGGAATATTTAGTTTTGAAAATAATGATTTAATCGTAAATTGGGAAAACTGGGGTTCAGAGCGTTTTTATCAATTATGTAATGGAAAAGTTTATTCAAATACATATTTTGCGCATATTATAAAAGAACATCCTAAAAAAGAAATTAAAATATTAGCCATTGTTTTTCCACAATTTCATAATGTTAAGGAAAATAATGAATTTTGGGGCGAAGGCTTTACAGAATGGACACTTTTAAGTAAAATGCCTCATACTGTAAATGGTGAAATCATTAAACAACCACATAGTGATATAGGATATTTTGATTTAACTGATTATAAACACAGGAAATATATGCGCGAATTAGCAAATAAATTTAATATATTTGGATTTTGTTATTATCATTACTGGTTTAAAAATAAAAAAGTTATGTATGAGCCTACGGAATTAATGTTAAAAGATGGTGAACCAGATAAACCATTTTTATTTTGTTGGGCAAATGAACAATGGACTCGGCGATGGGACGGCGGAAATAATGAAATATTATTACAACAAGATTATACTGACTTAAATGGTAATATTGAACATTTTTATTATTTATTACCATTTTTCAAACATCATAATTATATAAAAAAATACAATAAGCCTATATTTACATTTTATAGAATTGAAGAAGAACATATTGAAGACATTAAATCCATTATACGATTATGGAATGATTTGGCAATACAAAATGGATTTAATGGAATATATTTTATGAAATTTCTTGGTCCATTTAATAATAGTATATTTATGGAGGAAATAAATGGATACATCGAGTTTGAACCGGGCTATTGTACTCAAAATAATTATAATGATATTTGTATTCCATCAGAACCAAGTATATTCGATGATTTTAATGGCGAATATAATGAAAACGCTTATTTAAAAAAGAATCAAGATGTACTAAATTTAGTACAACAAGGTATAATAAATTCGGGTTATGAAAATTATGTTCATTTAGACGATTATCAAAAAAGAGTTAAAACATCACAATTTTTTGCATATGATGGTAATAAATTATATGAAAATATATTAAAACTACCGCGTGTTCATCATGAGCAACATAAAGGTATATCTTTAAATTGGAATAATGCACCAAGAAGAAATTTCACTAATAAAGAGTATAATAAATATCCGCATTATTATAAAAATATTACACCATATACTTTTGGTAATACTTTTAAACAATTATTAAATAAAGTTACGAATGATCCAAATGAAAGTTCCGAATTTGTATTTGTTTCAGCATGGAATGAATGGAATGAACAAGCCGTATTGGAACCAAATAATGAAGACGGTTACGATTATTTAATGACATTATCAAAAACTTATTTAGAATATTATAATAATCCTAAAAAGAAATGTATATTAAATATATGCCATAAAGGAGGTGGAACTGAAAAATATATGAATGATTTAAAAAATATATTTCCTGAATATCATTTTATAAATTTTATTAATTTTGAATATAATATTGATTATGATATATTATATAATAATATTAATCTTATTCATATCAATAGTATTTTATTTAATAATTTAAAAACAAATTATTATTACTTTTTTGATAAATTTTTTAAAAATATTGAAAAATACATTACAATTCATGACTATCAATGGTTATTTCCAGATGAACCTAATATTTTAAAAGACTATTTTGAAACAAAAGGAGTTAATGCAGAAAATACTTACTTTTTTGAATATATATTGTCATTATGTAGTAAAATAATATTTCCAAGTATTAATATATATAATAATTATGCAAAATATATAAACTTGAATAATTATGGTAATAAAATACATATTATTCCGCACAATGATAAATTAATTAATCATAATTTTCTTTATATACCAGATATTCATAATATGGAAATAAATGTTGCCTTTGTTGGTAACTTTGTTTCTTATAAAGGTTCTTCTTTATTTAAAAATATCGTTGACAAATATCAATTTTATAATAATTATCATATTAAGTATCATATATATGGTCATATTGATTTTCAAGAATATCAAAATATTAATTCTAATATTATAATACATAATGTATATAAAGATGAGAATATTGTAAAAAGTCTCCATAATGATTCAATACACGGTATTATGCATTTATCTCTTTTTGAAGAGAGTTATTGTTATGCTTTAACAAATTCTATTAATTCTGGAATACCAATAATATATGTAGATAGAGGGTCTTTTAGAGAACGTCTTGGTGAAAAAGTAAAATATTTTGGTAGTGAAGTGGATGATTTCGAAAATACATTAATAAAGGCATTTGAATATATAATATTACATAAAGGAAGTAATTTTTATTATGATACAAATAAAAATATCCAGCCCAAAAGATGGTATTTAGAAAACTATTAGTTATTTATAAAAATTGATTTTTATTTTTACATATATTTAATAGATATAATATAAAAAAAGCAACTGATATAATACGTGACATACACAGACGATTAAATAGTTTATTAAAATGTCGATTTTCAATAATGATTACGATAAGCTTGAAACGAAAGTAAGCTTGATTTTAACTAATCATCCAGATACAATTTTAACACATCGTTTTATTTTCAATGAACTTTCAACAAAACTTGAAATTAAAGACCCCGTCGTTCTTAATAAACTAAAGGATGATTTAGCAATTGTAATGAGGTTTTTAAAAAAATATAAAAACTTTGATGTTTTTGAAGAGAATGGTATTTTAAAAGCGGTTTTTATTTTAAATACAGTTGATAAAGAGCCTTTTAAGGAAACCGTTGATGAAACTCAAAATCAGGGTGATACTCAAAATATTCCAACTGACATTGCCGTTATTGAATTCATTGTTGACAATGATTTACATAACTATATTACACAGATTGATTTCAAAGGAAATCTTCCTCTTCATTATTTAATGATTAAAGGCGATATAATGCGTATCCAAAAAATCATTGATATTGATGATAAACAATTATTGGTTGAAAATAATAATGCTGAAACACCGATTGATGTCGTAAAAGACATACGTGTGACTAATTTTTTAATTAAACGTTTAATAAAAGACAAAATTGAAATGAAAAAAAAAGTTTCGAATTTAACGGATAATTTAAATTCTTTAAATATACAGATGTCACAATTAAAAACATGCTTTGAAAAACTATTTTTTAATATACAATTTTTTGCTATATTATATTTTATGTATTTGATTGTGATATATTATCAATTTAAAATTTGAATTAAATTTTACATTGATTTCTAAATATATATTAAATTATTCATAGAAATATCAAGTAATTAATTAAAGATTAAAAATAAAATTATTACATAAAAACTAGAACAAAAATGTAATTGTAATTATAATTGTAATTCTAATCGTAATTATATTTTTATTATAATAAATATAATGAATTTTATAATACTACTTAAAGAATAGTCTACTATACACATGATTTTAAACATTATTCAGATAAATTATTAAAAAATATTTGTAAAATATTTACGAATCTACATTTATTTTTATAATAATTTATAATAATTTATAATAATTTATAATAAATATTTAATATTTAATAAATATAAACTTTTTCAATAATATAACTTATTTAGGTATTAAATATTTTTTAAATTTAACCATTTGACAATACGTATTACTAACAGTAACTTCAGACGTTTTACACTGATCCGCTATCTCTTTTTTAGTAATTTTTAAATCATATGTTGCCGATAATAAATATAAAACACCAACAGCGATAGATTTAGGATTATTTTCTTGACATATTCCCAGCTTATCGACTAATACGGCTATTCTTACACCGATTTCAATATAATCTGGATCAATATCAAGTAACGTACCAAATCGTTCAATTAAATCTTTTGATTCAATAGGTTTCATGTTTTTAACATATTCTCTATTTTTAATAAACATCAATTCAGTAAATTCATTACAACCTTTTGATAATTTTTTAGATTTTATATCAAACAATTTGGCCACTTCATCAGTACTACGTATCATACCTTGGTCACGCAATGCATTAAAAAAACATGCTGCAATTAAACTCTCTCTTGAAGAACCCCTCTTAATATAATTTTGACTAATCATTTTATACATATTCATTGTTGCATCAATGATTGATTGAGGAACATTATCTATATTCGCCTTTAATGCAATTTTGTTTAAAATACCGATTAAACTACGCTGTTTATATGTCAAACCATTCCAACTATTTAATTTACGGTATACCTCGAATCCTTTCCCTAATATTACAGTGCTTAATGATGTATCTTGAATATGTTGATTTGACGGCATTCCACACCTTGTTGGATCACTGCTTTTTTTGTTATCATCATTACCATAAAATCTCCATTCCGCACCCATATCAATAATTGAATCATTTTCACATCCACAAAATGTACATACAATATTTTCAGAGTCACATACTAAAAATCCTTCTTGATTACAATTAATACATTTGTCTTTTATTTTACTTGAACGTATCGTATTATTTTTTTTAGGATCTTTTACACACTCTATTTCAATGTCGTTTTCAATCTCTAATTCATTAATAATTTCAATATCTTTTACACTTTTATCTTTTAAATCCAATGTTTTAAAAGATGAATCTAAATTTTCTATATTAGAAAATGATTCATTTATTTCATTAAATAAATTCCATATTTCAGAATTCATTTTTTAATATTTATTAAAATATGTTTGTTTATTATATTATTTTAAGTAGTATTATTTTAAATCAAATTATTTATTAAAAATAAATCATTTTTTATTAATTTTTTAATAATTTTAATCTTTTACATAAACATTTTATAATTATATTTTATAGTAATATTATAACTTTTATTTAGTGAATAAAATCAAGATTAAGTATATTTAAAACATCTATTATAAACTTATCATATGGATGTAGTTGTTCTTTTAAAGGAATCCTATAATCGTATTGTGGACTAATTGTAAAAGATTTATAATTTCGTAAAATGTTAATATATATTACTTTTGTACAAACTTTTCCAAAATTTGTAGTATAATATCCTTTCAAAAAATAATTTTTAATATAGTTATTATAAGGTCTTTTATAACCAAAATTATATTTAAAATCTTTATTTATTTTATTAACTTTAACATGAAATCTATTTGATAATTTGTCTCCATTTTTATAACTACCATGAAATGTAAAAACTATAATATAATCATCGAAAAAAAAAGTTAAATAATATCCATTACTCGTTCTCGAAAATTTTAAACATAAATTATACATAATATATGACGGATCAATTGTAGTTGTATCATTACGTGGTTGTTCTTGATTTAATAATAAGTGAATGGAATAAGGACCTATAATATTATGAATAGGACTCATATCATATTTATATTTTAAATAATTTATAAAATTTGTTACATTATTATTAGGAACTGATGGATGTCTTAAACTCAATATAGGTTGTTCTTTTTCAGAGAGTTGTTTTAATTGTAAATGGAGATTTAATGGTCGCAGTTTTTGTAAATTTGGATTTAGTGATTTTTTACCAATTTTATGTGGTAATGAAGGTGGTTCTTGTTGGGTGTTATTTATTTCGTTGTTTATTTCCCCCCTAACTTCTCTTTCCAACTCCTCCTTTTTTTATATAAATTATTTTATTAATATTTCGTTTTACTTTATCTTTATCAGCTTTAATAATTTTAGTTTTTACTTTATCCATAAAATAATATATATAATTATAAAATATATAATTATAAATATAATTATAACTAAAAATAATGTTTACATATAATAAGGATATATATACTTATGTCAAAATATAAATTAAATGGCGGAGATAATAAAAATATTTTAAACGACCAAATTGTAACAAATATTGGTTTAAATAAACAAGCCGAAATTTTTTTATCAATTATAATTTTAGGATATTTTGGAATAAAAATTGTATATGGCGTTTTTTTTGGATTCTATCCAAATAAGTTTTATTATAGAAATATTGAAATAACAAGTAATGAACAATTATCTGCAACAACGCCACGAGGTGTTCAATTAAATAAAAATGATTCTGTTACTTCAAAAGTTACTTTAAATGCATATGTTCCAGGTATATGGAATAACGAAATAACAGATTTTGTAACACTCATGGTATTATGTTATATAATATTTATTTATACAAATGTAACTACAAAAAGTTTTATTACAGGTGATGGTACTGTTAATATGCCTTTTTTATTTGGATATATTTTAGGATTAGGTTACCCTGCTATATATACAAATTATATTGAATTATACAGACAACAAATAGAAGAATCAACAATGATTCAAGTTATTTATTTAATTGTTCTTATCGCGTTTATTATTTTTATTATTGTATTAAATTTTAGAGCTATTAATAAAAACGTAAATGTTCATCAAACAAATTATGTAATATATTGTACTGTTATTATACTATTATTTTTTGGTCTAATATTCGGTAGAAAAATGACTAAATTTTATAATTCAGTAAGATATTTTTATAATAATGGACAAAATTGTACATTTAATAAATATGGTGTTATTCAATCAAGCGGTGAAAATATTAATATTACATTCCCATTTTTAGTATTTATTATGTTATTACTTTTTTCATATGAACCTAATGAAATATCATTGCAATATTTATACGTATTTGTATTCGGGCTTTTATTAGGAATATTAGTTAGTAGTATATCATATTATGGCATTGAATACTTTTTAGTGAAAAATCCTCAAAAAGAATGTAATGATACAAGTGAATGTATTTTAAAAGATATGCCTGTACCAAAATATGAACCAAAGTATCCATCACAAGAAGAACAAGCAGCAATTGATTTAAACAAACAGAATGAAGTAATGGACGAAAATATAGAAGAAGAAAACAATAGTACTATTAAAAAGAGTAAATTTAGTTTATTAAAAATAATTATGTTAATAGTTATATTAATAATAGTTATATATTTATTATATTTTTATGTAATAAAACCGCGTTTAAGTAGTACATAATAATAAAAATATTTTTAATATTTTGAAATTAAATATATTGAAATTAAATATAAATATAAAAATAAGATTCATTATAATTATAGAGACAAATATAGAAACAAATGTTTTCACAAATTAATATATTCATTTCAAATAAAATAACATATTTATTAGATATATTTTATTATAATAATTTAAAAAAAATATATAACAAAGAACTAAATAAAATATTTAATTACTGTTCTTTCCCCGTTATAAAACCCGAATATTTGATATATAGCCAGTATTATTTTATTTATATATTTATCTATTATTTGAATAAAAATAAGCTTCTTTATACTGTAACATTACATTTAATTTATATTTTAGACATTGTATTTCAAAATATATGTTCTAAATATAATTATAATCCAATTTATAATATACATTTTTTAAAAAACATTTCTCATATGTTAATGATGTATCTTCTTCATTTAAAAATATGTTTACATAATATTTCTACTTTTAAAAAATCATTTTTAATATTATCATCTTTATCATTTTATTTATTATATAGAATAAATAATACATACACGAAAAGATTAGAATCGATTGAAAATAAAAATACATTTAATGATGAGTTTAAAATATTAATAATTTCGCCTGATATAAATTTTATAAAAAAAATTATTAATTTAACGCAGTTATTTACATATAATAACTATTTATTTTTTATTAATATTTTATTATTTACTCTATATTAGATTAAAATTAAATTACATTTACTTCTTCAATCGGATATATTAATGACTCGTTTATTTGAACATCTTTATGTAATCCACATTTACCGCCATATTTAAGCAATCCTTTTGATTTACATAATTTTCCAAATTTCGTTTTTAATGGTGTATTACATAAATTTATTGTTACAATGGTTGAACTTATATCACTTGACGTTTGAGAACTATTTGATGTATCATTTATTTGATTCGTATTTTCTTCTTGTAAAATACTATTTTGTAAAATACTATTTTGTAAAATACTATTTTGTAAAATACTATTTTGTAAAATACTATTTTGTAAAATACTATTTTCCATATTTTTATGAATACCGCATTTTCCTCCAAATTTAGATAAACCTCTTGAACAACACGTTTTATATGGATTACTTTTTAAAGGAGTCCCACATAAAATACCATTATATTTATTTTTTTTAATATAGTGTAAATTATTAATGGGCGTAACATCATTACAAACTGGCAATTTCCCTCCGTTTTTTCTACATATTGGGCACATCGTTAATATACTATAGTTTCCATAATTAGAATGTTTCTTTTTTAATATAATATACCAATCTAAAATACATGTATAACAAAAAATGTGTTTATTTGGGTCGCAATTTAATCCAATAATTGTATCATCTATTATAGTGTCTGAACATATATTACATATATATTCTTTATCATTGTCATTTTTATCAATTATATGAGCGTTATGATTCATATTTAAAATATTTATTATTATATTATTATGTTAATTATTTTTTAAATATTATTTTATTCAATTTTTTATATATCTATTATATAAACTATTATAAATGAAAAAAACAAACAACACCTTAGTTATAAATAATGCCAATATTCAATTATCATCTAAAAAACCATCATCTAAAAAAAATGTTAAGAAATCAAAAACTGTATCAGTTGTAGATTTAAAAAAACAAGTAAAAACATTGTCTAAAATGTTTTCAACCAAATTAAATAAACAATCCGATTCTAATATAAAATTAAAATCTATACCATTAAGTAATAAAAAAGAAACATCATTAAAAAAAGTTATAAAAAAATCATCCACGCCAATATATAATTTGAAAGATGTTTCATTAAAAAATTATATAAATTCTTATAAAAAAATATTAAAAAATAGTAAATCATCTAGTAAAAAATATATTCTTAAGGGAGGCGGAAACGTTATAACTGAATCATTGGGTATGATTAAAACAATGAAAGCACTAGGTAATAGTATTTTTAAAGAAATACACGACATAACCAGAATTGGTCATGATATTAATAATGTAGCGTCATCTGACCCATTACCAAATGAAAATACTAAAACGACGAATGTTCAAACACCAGATTTATAATATTTATTATGAATAATTATTTATTACATATTTATTACATATTATATTAGACTATTTAGGTAATGTATTCCGTCTTATCTATTTTTTCTTCAAATGAAAAATCTCTTTTAAATAATTTTACTGCTTCATCTATTTTAGGATCTACTTTTATTTCAGGTGTTATATCAGAATTCAATAGAGCATATATTCCGAGAACATAGTAATAATGACAAATATTATACATTTTATCGATTATCATTTTTGTTTTAGAACTGATTATATTTAAGTTCTTATTACTTATTATGGTAGATTCTTGTATTTTATTTAAAATTTGAATTAGTTCATTTAATCCGTTAAAATAATGTTCTCTAATCTTATCGCGTGATTCTAAAAATAATTTATTAAAACGAATATTAGGATGTTCCTTTTCATTATCATGTTTTGCTCTACTATATAACAATCTCTTATCATTATCAGATAAAGTATAAAATATACCTTTATTATCTTCACATTTATTTTTTTCTAAAAAATCTGCGGTTTTATGTATATTTTTTAATGATTTCATAATTTCTGTATCTTTTTTAAATATTAGTGATTGTGGTACACATACTTCACACTTATGTAATTGTAAAAATTTTTGATAACATATACCACCATCATATATATTTTTCTCCTTGTTTACTTCATATGGTATTGTTGATAATATCGCTGCAATAATATTATTTCTAACAATAAAATTTTCTGTTATTGCTTGACATAACTGAGTTTTAGTCAATGAACATTTTTCGCCATTTTTACAAAAATTTGATGGTTTACTATATGTATTTGGAACTTTATATTTTAAAATACTGTTTGCAACCTGTTCTTCTCTTTCTTCTTCTTCTTTTTTAACATTCATTTTTATTGGCGCTTGTATAATCATTTGATTAACAGTTTTGTTTAGTTCTTTTATTGTAGGTTCTACCGTTCGAGGTTTTAATGCTTCATTTACTGCTTCATTTAAATGTTGATTTTTAACGTTAGTTATATTATTTACACGTTTTTTACTATTGTTTGTAATTTTATTTGTACCTTTATTTGTAGCTTTATTTGTAGCTTGATTTGTAGCCTGATTTGTAGCTTGATTTGTACCTTTATTTGTAGCTTGATTTGTTACAATTGGTACAATTCTTGTATTTTGCGTATTAGGCACAGTTTTTGTATTTTGCGTATTAGGTATAATTTGTTTATTTCTTCCATTATTAGATGGTTTAATAGATTTTTGTTCAATAACCGTAACATTATTAATTATTGGATTAAGCGGAGGACTTTGTTTAGTATTTGCTTTAGAATTATTATTATTATTCATAAATTCTAATAATTGATTTCCTTTTTTTAAAATTGGCGTATTAAATTTAAAATTTTCATTATTGAATCCTATAACAACCTTTTCATTCGTAGGTTTATTCCCTTGTTTTTTTGATTTATTTTTTTTAACATTTCTATTATTATTTACATTATATTCATTTTCTTCTTCAATTTCACCATTTTCACCATTTTCTTCATTTTCTTCATTTTCTTCATTTTCTTCATTTTCTTCAATTTCTTCATTTTCTTCATTTTCTTCATTATTTTCATTTTTTTCTTCATTTTCATCTTCATTTTCATTTTCTTCTTTTTTATCAGAATTATTATTGTTATTGTTTTTTTTTTTAATTATTGGTTTAAACGGTTTTTTAAATTTACCTTTACGACGACCACCTTCTTGTACTTCGTGCGCTACTTCTTCAATATCTGTTTTTTCAACAACATTTGATTCTTCAGTCGGAATATATATCATTTCAGATAATATATTATTTACATGACGTGTATTAATATAGTATGGTTTATATTTTCTTTCATTTGAATTATTAAATTTTCCATCATCTATATATTTCAAAGTATTATCATATTTATAAAATTCTCCATAAAATGGATCATCTAATTTATCTTCAAATAGTCCACTTTTAAAAGTATCATCATTTGATGGATTAAATTGTAAAGTCATTGTTAAAGCATCATCATCCGTAGATGTAACTTGATTATGTATATCCCTTAAAATATCAATGTTTATTTTAGATAATTTGTTTTTATAAATTATTGCAATCTTATTACAAAAATTAGGTTTTAAGTATAAATTACCATATTCCATTATTAAATTATTTGAAAGTTGTGATATTTTATCAAACAGCATAGAATCTTCATTTTTATAGGCTGGATCTAATTTTGAATAATCTATATCATTTTTAAAAATTTCTTTAGGTGTTTCTATTTTTTGAGCTGGAACTTGGACAGGTTCAGTTTGAACCGAAGTAGTATTTCCCATATCTTAATTATTAATAAGAAAATATTCTTATATTTTATTTATTCAAATTATTATAAAATTTATTTAATGCAAAATAAAATAAACATTTTGGTGAAAATATGTCTGCTTTTTTTGTTTTTAAAAATAATATTGCATCATGTATTGTGATTTTCCCGTATCTTAATAAATATGCTACAATAATTGTATCTATATCTTGTTTATTATAATATCCTATTAATAAAACTTTTTCATTATTTATTATTTTATCGTGTATATATTCAGTTATATCAGACAATTGCTGAAACATCAAATTGTTCATATGTTCGTATGAATCATTATCAATATAATCAATCACTATTCTTATCTCCTCCGTATCATCTTTTTTAGTAAATGGTTCTTTTTTTGATAAATGTATAATATTTTTTATCTTTTTTTTCTTAATAAAATAAATATCGGTTCCATAATGTGTTATCCAAAAATGTGGTAAAATTTCCATATTTATTAATAAATATTATTAAATTCAAAAATTATACTATATTTACAAAAAAAAATGATGGGTATATTTTTCTAAATAACTCTAATGAAAATATTGTTTAGTTAATATTTTTTAATTTTCTTTTTTGAAAAAATGTCGCATTCTCATACTTTTAACTGCTCATATGAAGATATTGAGCAGTTTATGTGTTCAATGCTATGTATTAGTGATGATCCTATTCCACAATATAAAAAAACAAATGAGTTACATCCACGTTCTGGATCACTATATGAATTAGTGCTCGAATCATACATAGACCCTCGTGTATCACTTTACGAGTCTCTACATGTTCCACCGCCATGTCCTGCACCACTGTGTGAGCCACTACTTGAGCCACATCCACGTCCTACATCACAAATCGATGATGAAGCCTTTGAAAGGGCATATAATGGATATCTATCAGCCAATAAAAGAATGGATGATGCTCGAATGGAAAGATTTAGAAAACCAATGAATCGAGTCTTAAAATATATTCAAGACATGTCTTTTCGAAATGTTAAAGACAAAATTTCAAAGGGATGGAAAAACATTTCAATTTATGAATGTCAATTCCTATTAATGCATAATGATTATCGTAAGTATGATGATTATGGAACTCTAATGCGTTTTAATGGCCATCGAATTGACCATATCATTTTTAATACAAGACCAGATGTCTTCCAGATTCTTATTGATTTTTTTCAAAATAAATTTAAAAAATATAACTTTAAAGTGCGAAGTTATTCTATACTCGAAAATGGACATCGAGTTTTTAGAGTCGTCCTTCAACCAAGACTTAGATAAAAATATTTAAGATAAATGTAAATATTTATCCTCTTATAAAATTAATTTATATATAATCAAATATAAAAAATGAATTATTTTTTTTAAATTATATACTTATAAAAAGATATGATTAAAATGAAATATACTTTCAACAAAAATGAGTAAAAATAATGTTCAAGACGATGAAATGCCAAATGGCGATATTACTGAAAAAACAAACACTGATACTTCAGTAGAAACTTCAGTTGATGCTTCTTTAGAAACATCTACCTCTACAAATGACGTGAATGACCAAAACCATAAAAAATTTGATGATAAAATATTCGTACAAAAATGTGAATTCTATAATAAAATTAATATGGCGCGAAAAGAAGCTATTAAGGTCATTACAAATAATGCAATTTTTAAAATGGTGCGTTCTGTAAAAAATGGCTATAATAGAACGATATTATACCGTTATCAATGGTCACCTAACCCCGACGATGTTTATGATCCATCGGGTAATAGAATAATTTTTGGAGATGGTATTCGACTGAGTGACCTTATTAGAAAAAATCCTAAATATTTTTTTAATGGACTTGATGATTTTTTTAATAAAAATGGAGAAAAAAAATATTTTACAGGAATTTATCCTAAAAAAATTAATGATGTTACGATTTGGAATATTTACGTGTCATGGAATGATGAAGAAAATTATGTTAAATGATTATACTTATTTTTACTCTTTTATTGTTATATAAATTTTTATATAATAATATTATTAAATTATTACTATATGTTTATTTTATTTATATAAATTGTATTATAAAAACGATATAAAGAATAAAATTATTTTATTATATATAAAATATATTTAAACTAAAAAATTAATATGTTAAATACTTTAATTTTATTTATATATACATTTATTTATTTTGAAATAGAAACTATTATAAAACCTTTTTTAAATACTGATTTTTTAATATTTGATAAAGAACCTTTTATCTTTTATCCAATTATAAAAACTGCTAATATTTTTATATTAATAATATTTTTAACATTAAATGCGCGTTTAATTACTTTTCCTAAACATACAAATTATACAATATTTTCTTTATTATTAATTTATAAAAAGTATTTAATAGACTTAATTATAAATCATAATCAGATATCTTTATTTGAAAATAATTTAAAAAGAGCTATAATGTGGTGTTTTACAACACCTTTAATACTTAAATTATATGCTAATGTAAATAATGTATCTCTTAAAGATATTAATGCATATTATCATATTGGATCGAATATAATATATATTATTATATATCCATTTAATAAAATAATATATACACAATATATTATAATACTACTTTCTTTAACAGAAGGATATTTTATATATAACTTATTTTTCCTTAAAAAATATAAATTTACTCAATTTGTTGTGTATATTTGGTTTTTATTTACATGTTTACATATAATTGATTCATTTAATATATTCAATCAACATGATATTCATATTTGTTATTTATTAAGTGATATGATAGCAAAATTGACAACAATATTATTTATGCATGATAATGAAGAATATATTTATAACACAAGAATAAATATTGATTTACAAACAATATCATTATTATCAAATATCAAGAAATGTGTTAAAAACTTTGAATCATCAAATACTATTACACAAAAATGTAATTACTTAATAAATGATATAAATCAAAATTTAGCTAATTATATACCACTTGATAAAACAACATTAAAACTTGAATTATTGAAAAAAATATTACCATTTGAATTTGAAGAACAATATTTAACACAATCTAATAATTGTAAAGAATATAAATCTATATGTGTATTATTTACAGATATTGTTTCTTATACTGAACTTTCTAAAAAATATGATAGTGCAATTATTTATAAATTATTGAATGAAATATATACACGTTTTGATAATATTGTTAATCGTTATTCAAATTTGCAGAAAATAGAAACAATAGGTGATGCTTATATGGTAGTGGGTAATATATATGAAAATACTGAATTATATAGTATAAATACTAATTATGAAATACAAAATAGAGAAAATAATATTAAATGTATGGTTTTATTAGCAATCGATTTTTTGAAAGAGATTAAATTAATAAAAACGCCTGATAATAAACCTTTACAATTAAGAATTGGTATAAATATTGGGAAAGTTGTTATTGGAATATTAGGAAGCGAAATACCGCGATTATGTGTTATTGGAAATACTGTTAATGTAGCTGCACGATTACAAAGCACCGCAGATCCAGATTCTATTCAATTGAGTATGCATATGTATGAAATATCAAAAGATATTGATTTTGGATTTGATATAAATTATGAAATTAAAGAAAATGTATTTCTAAAAAATATTGGTTCTATAACAACATATAATATAAATTTATAATGAATAAAATTGAGAAATTTAGAACTACATATAAAAACTATTTAGATTAGCCCACATTTAATTCGATTCTAATGATTCGAATCGATAGAATAAATATATTATGTACAATACGTCTGATAATGCCATAAGAGGAAATGAACATATTATCCACAATGTGGCAAGAAACAAACGAAAAGGAAAGCTTGTTTTAAGAAATTCACAATATTGTCTCGATATTCTTCTGTTTAAAAAGTTGTTAATCCACTCGATTAATCCATCGTATGTGGTCTTGTTTGCTGTATATTTTGTTGTATATTTTATTGTATTGTTCATTTTTACTTTTAATTAAGTCGTAAAATATATTTAGATTCTTAAATATATTAATAAAAAAAAATTTAATGTATTTGCCATCAATTTTTTATTTTATTAAAAAATGAAAATTTTTTATTTAAAAGCATTTAACATATAATATATTATAATATAACCTAAAATGGCTGACGTCAAAAGATTAACAAAAGAATTAAATGACATGAAAAAGAATGATACGCCGAATTTATCCGCGGCACCTATCGACCCAAATAATTTATTTGAATGGAATGCTGTCATATTAGGACCAATCGGAACACCGTATGAAGGCGGTATTTTTAATTTAAACATTTCCATACCCCGTAATTATCCATTTAAACCCCCTATATTCATTTTTAAAACGAAAATATACCACCCTAATATTAACAGTACAGGTAGTATATGTTTAGATATTTTAAAAACACAATGGAGTCCCGCATTAACGATTTCAAAGGTTTTATTATCAATATGTTCATTACTATCGGACCCCAATCCAAATGACCCTTTAGTGCCTGATATTGCAAATACATTGAAAGAAAATCCGGAATTATATAATAAAACTGCTAAAGAGTGGACTATTATATATGCATCTGGTTGTTGATTTATTAAAAATAAATATATCTATTTCGAATTTCTTCAATATCGTTCAAATAATTTGATATTAAAGAATTATAAAATAATAAGTTATAATATATTGATTTAAAACAAATGTCAGATGAAATAAACAATACAAATGATACAAGTGGTACAAATGATACAATTGGTACAAATAGTACAAACTCTACAAATCATACAAATAATAATTATATAAATCAATTTGTAATTGAAGAAATCGATTTGAGTAATATTAATTTTAACAATAACCAGAGTATAATTAATACAATACATAATGTTTTAGAGAATATTAGAAATAATTCAACTATTATAAATTCTTTATCAAATAATAATAACAATAATTATTCAACAACAATAGTATATCCCAATATTGATTATGATGATTATGATTATGATTTTGTTCATGAAAATGATAATGAAAATTACAGTGATAATGAAGGTAATTATTTAAATAATAGTTATATTGAATTAGACATAATGATATATAATGATGAAATTGTAAAATATTTTAAATCATGTAACCATATTAATGATGTTTTAGGTAAAGCTACTATTATTAAAAATACGGATGCAATATTAGATGATTATTGTATGATTTGTATGGATAAATACAAAGCACGTGAATATAAAAGAATTATTCCTAAATGTAATCATTTTTTTCATAAAAAATGTATTGATAAATGGCTTAAAAAAAAGGCGACATGTCCAGTATGTAGATGTGATTTATTAGAAACAAATGAATCTATTTTAGATTCATCTTATTCTATTGACGTACCTTTAACTTATAATTTATCAGGGTCATCCATTAATGCATCATCTGAAACGTCAGTTGAAACGTCAGTTGAAACATCAGTAGATGCATCTTTAGATAATTCAGTTGGAACGCCTAATGGTTCACCCGATAATGCATAATCCATCACTTGTTTTGAAGCCGTTTCGGTGCCATCATTCATTATATCAATCATCTCGTTCACTCTTTCAAAGCCATTATCGATATCAGTTGAAAAATATGAACATGGGGGTTTATTTTCAAATGCGGCGTCTATTATAGGTCTCAAATAAGAATCACCCTCTTTTAGCTCTTGTGGCGATAATTGTTTAAACCAATCGGGGTAACCAGGTGCAGTATTATACAGAGGAAAGAAAACACGTTTTCCTTCACAATCTTTCCAATTAAAATCTATCATTATATTATCCAAAACATTCCCCGTTGAATCGTATTCTTGACACCTTGATGGAATATGACCATAATCCCATTCATCATCATCATTACTTAATTCTCTATAACAATGTTCTAAAACATCTTTACCTATTTCGTGATATTCTAATTGTCTATTATTTTTAAGTGAATCTAAAATTCGTTCTTCCGTTGTTGTTTTTACACATGTTATAAATTTAGTATGTGGACGTGACATCATAAACCAATTCAAAGGTTTAGTATATCCATGTAGTGTTCTTTGACATATATCGTATTCATGACCACATCCGAATCCTACATAATCATGTTTTTTTAATTTATTATAAAATGGACATATACATTTTAAAACTAATATATCGGCGTCTATCCAAACTCCTCCATATTTTTCTAAAAGCGAATATCTATAATAATCGACTCTTTGAGGTAATTCTAAGAAACTTAAATCCAAATCTTTTAATTCTGGTAGATAATCTAATATATTATGATTATCTAAAACGATTACTTCAAAACATTTTCCACAATTGAATTTTACAGATTCCATGCATAAGTCGATGTATCCCGGTTTTATTTTACCAGGTAATGTTTCCCAATACATCCATATAACTTTTTCACCCATTGGATTATCATTATGTGAATTATTAATTTCATTGGTTATAGTCATATCATCATCCAATATATTTATATAATCCGTTCCATTAATATTATCACTCTCATCATTTTTATTAGAAAAACTTTCATTATTTATTTTATTAAAATAAACATTTAAAAAGTAAAATAATGTAAATATTATTAAAATAAATATTAATACATATATCATTTAATGTTATTTATATTATTATATAACATTTATTTTAAAAAATATTATTTTTCAAATATTATTTTTATATTTTATTATAATTTATATTTTGATTATATTTTTATTATAATTATACTTAAATAAAATGTATTTATTCAATTTTTTCAATAAAATGTATTTTTTCATTAAATATAATATTATATTTAATAAAATAAAGTAATATATTACATTTCATTTGTATTCATTTTTTCAATTAAATTCTTCATCTGTTTCTTTATATTCTTCTTTTGTTTCGCATCTTTTGTCATTTTAGATGCATACGTTTCAATTATATTCTTTACATCTTCTTCATTCATATTTCCACTTTGTTGAAATAACGGATTTTGTTTTAGTTCATTTATTTGATTCTTCTCTCTCGCCTCTTTTGATGTTCTGTTACCTTTTAAGCTATTTGTCTTTGCACGAAGTCGTCTTCTTAATTCGTCTCTTCTTTCTTGACTAATACTACCTTTTTCACTTGGTTCTTCAATACTACTTGTTGATTCAGAAGTATTTCCATTAATTAATTCACTTATTTTATTCATATCCAAATTCTTACCAATATATTTTTTTAATTCATCATTGTTTATCAATTCACTTAAATTAAATGATTTATTTTCTTCATTGTTTATAGTGGGTATAATATCTGGTATTATATCAGTCATTATACAATATATCTAAATAATAGAAAATAATATATTATTATAACCGAAAAACTTTAAAAAAAATTTTTAAATATATGAGGCATTCCCCTACTAAATGCACTACTTGGAATATTTTGAAAAAATCCATCTTCATCATCCTCATCATTTTTTGTCTTTTTTGCAGTTTTACTCTTTTGAATACTATTTATATTAAATCCATCTTGTAATGATGCATTTTTAAAAGTTTCACTTATATCTAAATCATCCTCATATGGTAAAATCTTTTTTAATTGTTCTTTTTCAGTCTGTGTAAAAGTTTTTGTAGGATATCTAATATTATATACTACATATAAATCGCCATATTTTCCATCACTATTTTTTATTGGCATACCTTTATTCTTAATAACTGTATATGAATTATCTTTTATAACACTATTTATTTTATATGATATATTTTTACCATTAATATCTTCAAATGATATACTTGTACCAATAATTGCATTACATATCATTACGCCATGATTATATATTAAATGATTCCCAATTCTTTTAAATTTTTTACATTCTTCCTCTTTTAAAATAAATATAACATCACCAGCTATTGAATTTAAAGATTGATCTCCCATATTCTCAAATATTTTTTTATCATTGTCTTCTGTGCCAGAATCAATTACTAATAAAAACTGCTTTTCAACAATTTTTGTTCCTGTACTTGAACATCCTCTGCATGGATTTTTTGCAACTTTTTTATTACCAGAACATGTATTACATACTCCTTGACTCCTCTGTATCATTCCGGGGCCAATCATTCGGTCTATTATTTTTATACCAATTCCATTACAGTCACTGCATTGTAATAAATTTTGACCACCGTATCCATTACATTCTTCACATAATTGTTTTATTTTTAATGTTATTTTCTTTTTAGAACCATTATAACAATCTTTAATTGTTATTGGTATATTTACTGTTTTTGCTTCATTCTTAGAAATATTATTTCTACTATGAATCCCTCCACCCATACTTCCAAATGGAGATTGATCTCCAAAAAACATTTTAAAAATATCTTCTGGATTTGATGTGTGAAAAGGTGAACCTTCTCCCATTCCATTATCCCTTAATCCATCTATTCCATATTTATCATATAAACTCTTCTTTTGAGGATCTGATAAGACTTCATATGCTTCATTTATCTCTTTAAATTTAGCTTCGGCTTCATCTTTATTATCAGGATTTTTATCAGGGTGCCATTTGACAGCCATTTTTCTATAACCTTTTTTTATTTCGGATTCATCTGCGTTTTTTTCAACGCCTAATATTTCATAATAATTTTTGGAACTCATTAAAAAAATATATTAATATTTTTTTAAATTAAAAATTCTTTATTTATTTATTAATATTTTTATATAATATAATATATATATTATAATGCCAAATAATACTGTAAAATCAAAAAAAACTCAAAGAGAACAAAATATCAATAATTATTCAAATTTATTTATTAATACTAATAATAAAAAGAAATTTAGTAATGCAATACATCAATATAATAATAGACAAAAAATATTTAGTTTTGGACGAATAATTAAAGGTGTAACTGGAATAAAGAAAACATTTAGTCAATATAATAATGTGAATATAAAACAAATTTTAATCAATCATCTTGATAAATTTCAAGAACTAATAAAAAATGGTAAAATACAACAATTAAAAAAAATTCTTAATAAGCTTATTGAATTAAAAATTATTCAGAAAAGTAATGATAGATATAGAATAGTAGTTAGTATTGATAAAAATGATGAGGGTAAAAATGTCGTTACTACATTAGATTTTGATTTTGATAGAATACATTTTTTTAATCTATTAATATCGAAAGATTATTTTATAAATAAATATTTAGAAATATTTGATAAATTAACTAAATCTAATAATTATAGAAGAGAAATACTTATATTCATACTAAAAAATTCATTATTAAACAATAATAATGAAGACCATACAAAATTAGGTATTACTATTTTTTTAAATTCTTTTTATAACTTATATAAAGTACATGAAGAAATAAAAAAGTATGAAGGTACTTTTAAAGAATATAAAGGACGTAAATTAGAGTTATATCAATTTTTGGAGTCTGTAAATACAAAATATCCTAGCATATTTATTGATATAGATAAAATGATTAAGAAACTAAAACCACTACCTAATGCTAAAACCAATAATCATATCAAACAGAGTATAAACAATAAAAAAGAATTTTCTTTGGAAAATTATACAAAATCGTTGCAAAAAATTCCTAATAAATAAATAAAAACATAATTAAAATATATTACAACAAAATATCCAAATTTTAAAAATATTTTATAAAAATATATTTTTTAATTAGTCCAATATTCATCAACCAGTCCATACTTAATACACTTTTCCGCATCCATCCAAATATCATGCTTTAAAAGTTCATTTAATTCCTTCTTAGGAATACTCGCATTATCCATATATATTTTCTTTATCTTCTTCATTAATTCTTCCAAATGTTTATATTCATCCTCTATTTCACTCATTTTACCCCAACATCCCGCCGAAAGTTGATGAATTAACATATGTGCATTAGGACGAATATAACGTTTATTACAAACAACACTTATTAAAGTTCCTGCGGATGCCGTCGCTCCCTCAATAATACTATATATGGGAACTTTTGAAGCCATAATTACATCAACCGCCATAAATCCTGCATATACAGACCCTCCATAAGAATTAATATGTAAGTAAATCGGAACTGGATCAATATTTAACTTATGTGATGTAATTATATTTTCCTCTTCCGCCTCTTTAAGTAAATTACATAATTCAAATACAGTCTCTCGACTCACTTCACTGTGAAAATAAACATGATTGTAGTCACGTTGAATCTTTTCACTACTGTTTTTACTTCCAAGTCCTAAACTGGACTTTCCCGCTTCACTTACAGAATCATTATCACTTCCTGAATCACTGTCCTTTTTTTTATCTTCTTCTTTCGCCTTTTTATTAGGTTTGACGCCAAAATATACGTCGTTTATCATTCTCTTATTTGAATTTCTGGTATTCATTATTTTTAATTTATTTATACATTATATTATATTTAATTTCTTTATATCACTATTTGTATGACTATTTATATCACCTATTTAATGATTTAGAATTATAATTTATTAAAAAATGTTTTTTTAATAAAAATTGATTTTATAATAAAAATTGAATATATAATATAAATTGAATTTTTAATAAAAATTGAATTAAATACTGATTTAAATACAAATTATATATTATTTATTAAAACTGAAAAATGTCACGTCGATTAAAACGAATTATCCGCGAATACGACGAATTAAATAAATCAGTCGATATTTTAAAACAGAGTGGAATATATTTCCATATAAATGATGAAAATATTGATATAATTTATGCAATGTTAGTAGGACCGAAAGATACGCCATACGAAGGGGGTTTTTATTTTTTTAAATTTGAATATCCCAATGATTATCCTATGTCACCACCTGTAGCAACTTTTTGTACAAGAGGATTAATTAAAAATGGTTCTGTAAGTATAAAAGTGCGTTTTAATCCAAACCTTTATACATGTGGTAAAGTATGTCTTTCCATGTTAAATACGTGGAATGGCCCTGGATGGGTTCCAACTAATACTATATCCAATGTATTAGTCGCTATTCAAGCTCTTGTTTTAAATGAAACACCTTTGATAAATGAACCCGGTTTTGAAAATTCGCATTTTTCAATATTAGATAAATACAACAAGATAATTGAATATGCTAATATCAAAAGTGCTGTTTTCGAAACTATTCTTGATACTCCTACAGAATTTATTTTCTTTAAACCGATTATCTATAAAATTTACAAAGAAAATGTTGAATCATATCGCGATTACATTCTTAAACGAAATGCAGATTTTAATAATTTTGAAATTGAAAGTCCTGCATATGGTATGAAAACTATACTTGATTACAGTATGATGGTTTATCAAGTTGATGAAATATTTCATAAAATATGTCAATTTGAAATAGAAGAGTTGGCTAAAAGCATGGACGGTACAACTATTTAAAAAATGAATAACTATGAATATGATAATAATTATACCAATAATTCAATAATTTATATATTACAATATACCATCTAAATAATTTTTATTTTTTTCAGTATCATTATAACCTTTTTTATATAATTGTATAAAATCACATGAACTTGTAAAAAAGAATTTTATAAAATCATTTATAATTTTAAATAATGAACCTTTATCTTTTTTATTAGAATCAATGTTTTCCCATATATCAGATGTTATATGTAAAGTTGGTTCAAATAGATGTAAAAAAGGATATTTGCTAAATCCTCCATCAAATGAATATAAATTATTGTATTTATGTATAATATTACCTGTAATAAATGGAATATTTGAACTTGCTATACATGCATCTATTGCATCTTCTAAATTTTCAAAGTGATGATATATATTTGTTTTTGTATGAAAGTTTTTAATTGTAGTAACTCCTATATATAATTTATCTAATTCAAAATCGTTCGTTGAAAAATTGTTTAATAAAGCCTTTTTAATATTTTGTTGTAATTTACTTATTGAAAAACTACATTTATCATATGAAAATATATTTTCAATATCTAATATATTAACAATATTGTTCGGGTCATATTTATAAGTTGCAAATAATGCATTAAATGCTCCTGCAGACGCACCCGTAAATATATAATTTGATGTGTCATAATTATTTTTTATATATGATAATATACCTAATAGATAAAAGCCTCTTAATCCTGCAGGTGATATTGCTATTAATTTTTTATTTTTTATATCATTATGGTTTTCTATATATAGTTCGGCATCAATATTACAAATTTCATTATTTAATTTTTTATCTATTAAACATTGGTCTTTTATATTATTATACTTACTTGAAATACGTTTTGTTTCAACTAACTTGTTATTAGAAGATAAATGATATTTTGAGTTTGAGTTTGAAAATGCATTTGAAATATTTATTAAAACAAGTGTTATTTTTATTATACTGAGAATATTAAATATTTTTACCATTTATTGAAAATTATAACTTAAATATATATAATATTTAGAAATATCGTTTTTTGTAAAATATACGATTTTATATTTTATATTTCATTGTAAAATATACGATTTTATATTTTATATTTCATTGTAAAATATACGATTTTATATTTTATATTTCGTATTCGTTTATAATAAAAATTGATATTTTATAAATTATATACTCTATAAATATATATAAATATATAATAATAATAATTTATATATAATATGATTTCAATGAATCAGGAAGAATTACGGAAAAACATTAAAAACATACAAAATGATTCAACGCTAACTTTAGAAGAAAAGAAGACTAAAATAAAAGAATTAATGTCGTCGCCTACAAAAATATCACACGACAATAATAATAGCGGCATCAAAGATTTTTCTGATAAATTATGTATTCACTATAATAAAAAATGCCATAAATTTTATTTTTCGTGTTGTAATTCTTACAATAATTGTATTCGCTGTCATAATGAAAATATTAGGGATAAAGATATGCATGAACCGCAATTAGAAACAATTGAATGTAATGAGTGTAATAGTCGCCAAGAGCCAAATAAAAGTTGTAATAATTGCGGTTTATTATTTAGTCGTAATTATTGCGAAACATGTAATATATGGACTTCTAAAAATATTACTCATTGTGATTTATGTGGCCTATGTCGCGTTGGATTAAAGGAAAACCTTTATCATTGTAATAAATGTGATACATGTTTTTTAATAAATGAATTAAAACATCAATGTGTTAAAGTTTCATTTAAAAATCAAATATGTATTTTTTGTTTAGAAAATGTACATTCTTCATCTAAAAAATGTATTGCAACTCGCTGTGGGCATATTGTTCATAAAGATTGTTTTGAAGACGGAATTAAAAATAATATATTCAAATGCTCATTGTGTCGAAAATCTTTATTTGGTATGAACTTTTATTGGAAACAGATTCGTAATGAAATTAAAAATCAACCTATGCCACCCGATTTTTTTAAATTCAGTGAAGGCGATATTATACTTACAAAATATGGTAAATGTCTTGTTATTTTAATCGAAAATAATAAAGTCTATGGCGAATTAGTTGATTGGAAATTGAAAAACCGAAAATCGGTAAAAATAGTTTTAGACGCTGATAGTGTAGAACACCTTGTTCAAATATATTGTAATGATTGTGAAACAACGTCTAATGCAAAATTTCATTTTATTGGAATGGAATGTTTACATTGTCATGGATATAATACAACTAAAAATGACATTTAATTTACTTTATACTCATTCTAATATAAAGATATTATAATAAATATAGATTAAAAATGGATAATTATTATGAAATTATACCAAGACTATATCTTGGATCAGTTGAGACATCAAATGATTTTGAAGAGATAAAGAGGCGAAATATATCTGTAATAATAAATTGCACAAAAGATATTGATAATAAATTTGAATTACGTTTATTAAAACCCATTGAAGAGGCACCCGAAGATGTTCGTTTTTGGTTAATTCAAAATAGTTATTATATAAAATATTTTAGAATACCAGTTGATGATAATGGTGATGAAAAGGAGGTTGATAATTTTTATAAATATGTTATGGAAATTTTACCTGAAATATATCGTCTTTATAAATATGGTAAAACAATATTGGTACATTGTTTGGCGGGTAATCAACGTTCAGTGGCTTTTGTATGTGCTTTTTTAATGTATTATGATAAGTTAGTATTTGAGGAAGCGGTTGGTCTTTTACTTCATAAAAAGCCGAATGTTTTTTATTTTGGGGAAAGAATTAATTTTAAAGATGCATTATTACGTATAGAGGGTGAAATATTGGACGGAAAAATAAATTGTCCTAAATTAAATTTATTTATAAGAAACAAAAATTATAATATGTGTAGTAGTATTTTTTCAAAATCATTATAAAAATGATTTTTAATAAAAATTACACCAATCAAAAAGATAAACGATACAAACTTTTTATAAAAATATAAAATATAGATTGATATAAGGCAGGATTGTGATAAAAATTGATGGCTATTTTTATTTATTATAATTAGTTATTACATAAAATAATTAGTCATAACATAATTAGTCATTAAAATTCGTAACTTTTAAGAATATCGGAACTTGCATATAAGATGTGTAGTGAAATGGAAAAATTCTTGCTTGATTATATAAATGAATCTGAAGAGATGAATAGTAAAATGAAAAAATTCTTGCTTGATTCTAGAAATGAATCTGAAAAGGTGTGTAGTAAAATGAAAAAATTCTTGCTTGATTATATAAATAAATCTGAAGAGATGTGGAGTGAAATAAAAAAATCCTTGCTTGAAGAGACGTTTAGTAAAATGAAAAAATTCTTGCTTCGTTCTATAAATGAATCTGATGAGATGAAGCCTTTTTTAGGAAAGGGACATGTAATTATTGATAATGGTTATGAAAAAAATTCATTCACGGTCACTATTACAAATGATATTCTCGAGGCTGTTGTCATAACAATTGCATTTGTCACGGATAATTGGCGTAACATAGAGGGAATTACATATAATGATAATTATGATTACGCATGTAATCCAAAAGTTGTTGAATTCTTTTTTACGGCTGAACCACGAAAACTGAAAGAATCTTTAGAATTTCTTCCTAATGGTGAAATGGCCCCAAACACTTTTTTTAGAGATGAGCTTCCTGAATACTCTGTTTCTAATACTGGATTTTCTGATGTCATCGTCGAAATTATTAGAATAATTAAAATTATTCGTCTTTCTAAGAAATAATACAGCATGATACAGCATAATACATCATGATACAGCATGATACAGCATGATACAGCATAATACACCTACAGTTAAAACATTATATCAAAAATGAAAGTTTAAATACTTATTATGATATTTATAAGTTAATTTATAATATTTTAGAAAAAAAATAACAAGGAATATTTATGAGAAGAAACTTTAGTGAGTGGAAAATATATTAATATTAATCAATATATTATCAATGATAAAATTATATTATAATTAAAATAAATATTTAGAGCGGTGCGTATTTAAAATATAGTTATAAAATATATAAATTATAAATATATTTTGTCTAATTTTTCTTTTTTGTAAGTGTAATAATATTTGAACTTGTAAAAATGTATTATTTAATCAATTGACCAATTTATATTTAATGGTTCTAATAATTCATCTACTTTTTTAAATATATTTGAACCAAAGAATCCACGATGTGCTGATAAGGGTGATGGATGAACACCACATATGATTTTACTTTTATTTTCAATAAATTTATCTTTGTTTTTTGCAAAATTACCTAATAATAAAAATATGCAATTTTTATTACTGTCTGATATAAATTTTATTACATCATCCGTAAAAGGCGTCCATTCTTTCATAAATGAACCCGCTTTTCCATCTATTACTGATAAAGATGCATTTAATAAAAATATTTTTTCGCGATGGAACCAATTTTCTAAATTTCCGTGTGTAAAACTATAATTCTTTTCGGGATATTCATTGTTTAATTCTTTATATATATTTGTTAATGACGGCGGTATAGGTATGTCTTTATTAACACTAAATGCTAAACCATGCGCTTGGCCTTTACCATGATAAGGGTCTTGTCCTAATAATACAATTCTTATTTCATTAACGTCCATTGAAAAAACGCGGAACCAGTCTTCACGGGGTGGATGAATAAGTGGATAATCATCTACTTTTTTTTCCATCTTACATATAAGTTCTTGGTGTTTATCAAATATTGGCTTCCATGATTCATGAATTATTGAGTCAGTCATTTTTTATATATCTTTTTAATCTCTTATTTTTATATATTTAATATTATAATAATCAATTTTTATACATTTTTTATACATTTTTTATAAAATTTTTAGAAAAAAGTTGAAAAAACAGGTGACGTATACGGAAATCGCAACGGTAATACTTTTATCGTTAAACCGTATATTTTTATACTCATTTTTAACGGTAAACTGAAATTTATAAAAAAACTTGAAAAATGAGATTTAGATAATTTTTTATAAAATTTTAGAAAAATATTTAGAAAAAAGTTGAAAAAACAGGTGACGTATAAGGAAATCGCAACGGTAATACTTTTATCGTTAAATGAGATTTTTTAATACTTGATTTTTTAACGGTAATTTTTTTAACATTTAATTTATGATTTTAAACATTTTACGATTTTTGAATTTTTTTGTGCTTTTATTTACGATTGTCTATAAAAATATAATAAATATTATAAACATTCACAATATACTTAAATATATTATTGTATATTATACATTAAAATAATATATATATATTAAATAAATGATATTTTATATAATTATTATGTGCTTTATTATGTGCTTTTTTCTTGTGCTAAAAAAAAATCATGTTTTTTAAAAAGTTTTTTTAAAAATCCGATTTTAAAATTTTTAAATTTCATTTTTAAAAAAAACTTTTTAAAAAACATGATTTTTTTTTAGCACAAGAAAAAAGCACATAATAAAGCACATAATTTTAATAAAATTATTTGAATATTTATTTTATACTGTATTTATACATTATTTTATACACATTTTTTTAAATTATTGGATTTATTGTATATATTATATATTTTATATATTTTTCAATATAAAAATTATATTATTTTTTAGATAATTTAAAAATATATTTATAAATATATTTAAAAAAATTATAATTATATATAATAAATATGAATTCATATTCATGTAAAATATGTAATGAATATAATACAAATAGAGTATTTGAATTAAATAGACATATTTTAAAAAAGAAATCTTGTATGAGAAGTATTAAATCTTATGATTATAGTTTTGATCAGTTATTAGTTTTAACATTGATTCCTAATTCAGAATTTAATAATATAAAAAATAAAATTGAACATCTTAATAAATCAAGTGTTATTTTTAAAAATAAGGCAGACCTTTTATCTCGAATAGCTTTAATTGATAAACAAAAATTAAAAAAATGTACTATATGTAATAATGAATTTTATAAAATAACTGACTTAAAAGAACATTTAATATTAAAATGTTTTCATAATAAACTTAAAGAAAATGATTTAAATGTTATTATTAATAATAATAATACTAATACTAATGATGGAGATAGTAATTCTAATAATGGAGATAGCAATACAAACACATCAAACAGTAATCATAACAATATTCACAGTAATAACACCGTAAATAATGTTACAAATATTTATTTAGAAGTAAAAGCACCATTACCATTTGATGAAAACTGGGACACATCAAAAATTGAAAATATTGTAAAAGAAAATATAATATTCTCAAAATTTATGTATAGTAACCTTTTAACTGAAATACTTAAAAATGAAATAAATCTCAATGTCATTATTGAAGAAGATAATGATTCAGGAATCGTATATAAAAATGATATTGATAAATACATAAAAATGAAATCTGAAGATATAGTTGATAAAACTATTCAAAAATTAAAGGAACAATTATTAACAATAAATACTGAATCTGCAAATGATTATTTAGAAGAATGTATAAAAAGTAGTAAAACAATTATTAATAAAAAATATAACAACTATGTTGAAAAAAATGACACAAAAAGCGTTGTTTCAAATTTAATTAAAAATATATATAATCTCAAAAAAGACTCTGCATTAGAAATTTGTAAAAAAACAGAAGAGAATAATAGTAATTATAAAAGTAATGATAACGATGATGTTGTCGACAATAATTTAATTGGCTATTGACCTATTTATAAAAAAATGATTAATAATATTCCTTATATAAATATATTTATTATTCTATATTATAAATATATAAAACTATGAAAAATGAATGAAAACACCGATAATGAATGTTTTATATGTTTTGAAAAAAATAATATTACATTAGAACAAAGACTCGTAACAGGTTTATTTGGCATAGATTGTATAAACTATCCAATTATTCCTTTATCACATGCTTATGGATGTTCATGTAAAACAATTTTTTCACATAATAAATGTTTAAAGAATATTACAAAATGCCCGAGTTGTCGCAAAATTGTTAATATTCCCAACCTGCATATTCAATTACATTTTGAAAAATATTTAATTATTTTTCAAAACAATATTTTAAATATACTTGAATATAGTGTATTTTTTCTATCAGTTATATGTACATTTTTAATATATTTAATTGAACAATTTATTGGAATTATAGATAATACTTATATAAATTTTATATATATCGCAATTTATATATATGGTATTTATATCATATGTTATTCAAAAAAAATAAAAAATTATTGGTTATATGATGAAAATTTAAATTATTTTTATTAATGATATATAATAAATTCACCGTTTTATAAAAATAATTTTTTCAATGATTCCGCAATATTTTCAAATAATAAATATGGTTTATCACCTTCATCGGCATCTATATGTATTTTTGTATCAACCATGTCATTTATTTCTATAATATGACCATTATTTTCATTATAAGGTATTGTTATATTAGGTGACATATAATCAATTCCAGAGCATTCTAAACCTATTAATTGATGTGCTTTTACAAACATATCTAAATTAATTTGTGGTACATCATCTAATGGAATACGTACTGGATTGGCGCCATTATGGAAATTAATAGTGTTTGTAATAAATACTATCATATCTAATGGTAATATATCGATTTTATTATATCCCTGTTCTAATATATAAGCCCAATCTAAATTTGTTGTTGGAAATAAGTTTTTTTCTTTTTGAAGCATATTTTTTTGTTCAATCAGGTCTGAAATAGATGTTTTACTGTCACCTATAATAAATGGTTGTTCGCGTTTAATAATATCCATAACCTGATTATTAAATACAAATACTCTATAATTATCCCCATAAACTTGATTTTCCAACATAACTTGGTCATATTTTTTTAATAAATTATTTAATATTTTATTGAATTGTTGAGGTGTTTTTATAAATGTATTAACGTCTTTTCCTTGCATACCATCAACTGGTTTTAATACACGAGGATATGGAAGGTCGAAATCTATAAAATCGTCTTTATTTTTTTTATTAATAATCCAATGTCGTGGAACTGGTATATTATTATCCATAAAAATCTTGTTTGAAAGGTTCTTATTTTTTGCCAAATAATGTGATTCAGTATTATTAAAATTTCGAGAACCATATACTATTTTTTTACATTCTTCTTTTTCATCATCTCTATCACATTTTTCAATGGTATATGTATCTACATCTATTTTAAATCCATTTTTATTAAGAACCTCTTGTAAAAAAGAATTTTTCATCGTCATATGTTCTTTTTGAGTTTTTTTAAAGAAATTATTAATAATAAAAAATAAAATAATAATTAACATGATAATTAATAAAACGTTTGAAATAGACAAATCTTTTAATTTTGAATAATTTGATAATATATCAAGATACATGAATGTATATTCTTTATATATAATTAAGAATAAAAATAATTTAGAATAAAAATTGATTTTATAAATATCAAATAACAACTTAAAAATATAATATATTAAATATATAATATACTATTATATTAAAATGCAATTTTGTAAAGAATGTGAAAACAAGTTATTTCCATTTGAGGAAGATAATCAATTATGGAATAAATGTTTTGAATGCGGATTTAAAGAAGAATATTTAGAAACAGTAATTGATAAGAAACTATATAAAAACAAGGATAATAATGTTAATGATAATAATAGATATTTGATTTATGACCCATCCCTTCCCAGAACTATACATAAACAATGTCCTAATAAAGAATGTCCATCTGTAAAAGACCCTTCTTTACAAGAAGCCATTTTTATACAAGACCCCGTTACAATTAAATTAACGTATATATGTGTAAATTGTAATACAGAATGGAAGTATTCATAATAATATTTTTAATAATTTGATAATATAATAATTTGATATAATTGTTATATAAATTTATAAAATATTTTAATAAAATATATAAAAATTGAAAACTATTATTTAAAAATATAAATTATAATTATTATATATTATAATAAATATGGCAGACGACGATTTTGACAACGATTTTTCAAATACAAATGATATAACAGAAGATAATGATGATATTATTGAATTAAACGTCGATGAAGAAGATATTGAAGAAGATGATAAGTTTAAACTTGTAACATATAAAAATATATTAGAAGGAATTGAAAAAAAAATTAAAAAAACATATCCTATTTTAACTAAATTTGAAAAGGCGCGCATTATAGGAGTTAGACTTCAACAATTGGCAAATGGCGCAAGACCTCTTGTAGATACATCAAACTTAAAAACAATTAATGAGATTGTACATCTCGAATTAGAAAAAAGAATGATTCCATTTATTATACGTCGATTATTACCTAATGGGCATTATGAAGACTGGAAATTAGAAGAATTTATTAGTATTAATTAAAATAAAAAATGATAAAATAAATTTATAATAATATTTTTATATAAAAATTTATTTATATAAAACTATTATATAATGAAGTACATTTTATTTGTTCTAATAAGCCTAAAATCAATTTTTCAAAGAAATATGAACAAATGTAGTAATTTTGCCGATTGCATGGATAATGCTATATCTTTAATAAATAAACCAATGTATAATAATAGTGAAAATTGTTTGGAAAAACGCAAATCAAGTATTAAAAAGTTATTTAATTTTACTGAATTCGATCCAGAACATTTGAAAAGAATGATTTTATTATTTTAATATTATGATAAATATAAAAATATTATTAGAGAAACATATAAACGACCAATAGTATTTATAAGGAAACCATCAAACATAACAAGAAAATTAAAAAATTATAAAATAACACTTAAAAAGTCGGCGTTTTAATCTGAAAAGGTGTAAATAAAAATTAAATTACGGTATAAACTATATAAATAAGTTTCTATATAAACTATATAATAAATGGTATATGATAAAACAGAAAAATCCTCCCTACTTATAAATATTAATGATATGGAACTTGATAAAAAAATACTGACAAATGAAACAATTGTTCGTGAAGATGGAACATATATAGGTGAAATAAAAGATGGTAAACGCCATGGTAAAGGTGTAATGACTTATAATAAAAATGCTGTTAATAAAAATGCAATATATGAAGGTGAATGGAAAGATGATAAACGCCAAGGTATTGGTAAAATAACTTATGAAGATGGGAAAATATATGAAGGTGATTGGAAAGATGATAAATGCCATGGTGATGGCACAATGACTTATTGTGATAGTAGTCCATATTTAGGCATAAAATCTACCTTTGGCATATGGAAAAATGACAAATTTTATGAAAGAAAAAAAACTTTGTTATTAACGGGTAAAATACATGAAGGTAAATTTAATATAGTAAAGATAAATGGTGAGTATAAATTAATGGAAAATAAATAAATATACTTAAAGATATTTATTATATAATAAATGTCAGAAATTTATAAGTTATCTCATAAATATAATTTAGATAAATTCTCAATAGAAAATATACAAAATATTTCTATTTTTACAATAGCAGTTTCCTCTTAAAGAATCGTACACCATACGCACGATTTCAAATATTATTTATGTAAAGAGTTAATTAACCCTTTACATGAATAAAAGTCAAAATCAACCGCCATGCGGGTGATTCTTTAAGTAGTATTAAAAAATGTTTATGTAAAGGGTTAAAATTTTAATTAAAAATAAATAATTAAATAAAATAATTAAAAAATAAATTATTAAAAAATAAATTTATAAATTATATTAATTTATTAAAAATAGGTGACGCTTAGATGTTTTATCAACAAATAAATTATTATTTTTATTTAATTTGTGTGAAAACATAAAACTACTTAAAGACAACGTAATATTAGATATTAACAATGCAATCCCAAACCGAAACCAAGACTCAAACAAAGAAAACCGTTGTCAAGAAGACAACTGCAACAACCGCATCAACTGCTTCTAAGAAACCTGTTGCACAAGAAGAAACTGCAACATCCGCTGTTTCACAGCCAGTTGTTGAACAACAAACCGTGTCAGTCGCACCTGAAACTGTCCCACAAGTTAGTGTGGAGGAGAAGACAACTCTATCCGTTGATTTACAATCTGTCCTTGATTACATCAATACTGCAAGTGATAGATTTACCGAATTCGCCAAGGCTTTTAAGGACTTTTCACTTAACAAGGAAGACCGTGGAAAGGTCGAAGTTACTCTAAAGAAGTTTACTAAGGCATCTGGACTTGTTCAGTCTGCTTATGTTGATCTTCTAACAAAGCAAGTATCTCAATTGGAAAAGAATGTCAGTACTAAGTCAACTGAAACAAAGAAGGTTGTTGACAAGGAGAAGGCTGCCATCCACAAGAAGCTACACGCGCAACCATTTCTTCTTCAATTTATGAAGATTGAACCCAATACCCTTGTTAGTCGTTCTGAGGCACTAACTGCTATCACTGGATATGTAAAGGAAGAAAAGCTTAAGAACCCTGATATTATGGTTGAGGGTGATAAGAAGTCTTTCAAGCTTATTGGTGATTTGAAGACTCTTTTTGATGGTATTAAGGGTGTAATGTTAAACAAGAATCTTGTTACGACTGATAAGCCATTCCCTGAGCATATTAAGTACACACAAATTATGGAGTACATGACCCACTGCTTTGTTAAGGATGAACCTCAGGTAGTTTAAATTAAAAATAATATGATATAATTAATAATAAAAATTAAAAAAGTAATAAAAATTAAAAAAGTAATAAAAATTAAAAAAGTAATAAAATATATAAAACTCCATAAAAATCAACAATAATTTATAAAAATATAAGTTTCATTATATCTTTATATAATAATAAAATTAAAAATAATTATAAATAAATATCTTTCTAACTATCAATCCATTCAGGAGTAACTACTTTTTCAACACTTTCTAAAGCACCTTCTGTCCATCCTTGTTTTCTACTTATCATTTCACCTACAACTAATATATTTTTATCGGGATGTTGCGCTATATCAATAAAATTATTTCGTGTTTTGTAATTTGGATTTAAGGGTTTATAATAATGCGTCCCTATATTCCAATAAAATCCCTTAATAGATTGTAATTTTAATGGAAATTTTAATCCAAGTGCCTTTTGAATTTGGTTTACCCAAAATAAACGATTCTTTTTATTATTTGTTAGATATGGTTTATAATGGATTGCATTTTTATTATCACAATATGATATCATATATACACCTTTTTCAGCATTTATAGGAATTATTTTTTGAATCCGCGTTTTTACAATTATTGATACAGGTGCATATTTTTTCATAATATCAATACTTTCACCACTAAATTTACCATACATTCTTAAAAATACTTGTCCTCTAATATCATTATATATAGGATTTTTGTTAAATAAGTTTTTTACTGTATCGATTGTTGATCCTACAATTATTTTTTTACAAAGATACTTTTTCCCACTTTTAGTTTTTATTATGTATTTTGTGTCGTTTGTGTTATCTGTATCATTAGTGTATTTTGCATATTTTGATTTTTTTTCATTTAATGTAGGAAATGAATTAATTGATATTACATTCTGATTAAACTTAATTTTATTAAACCCAATTTTGTATGATAATTTTTTAATAAGTTCTGACCAAGGAATGGATAGTCCTATCCATCCTTTATCGGTGTCATCAAACCCATATTTATATAATGTTTCATATACATCGGTTTTTTCAAAATCTCTGTATCCAGTCGATATTAAAAATCTTTTATAATTATCGTGACCTAGTACTTTCATACCAAATTTTTTAAATGTCATAAAATTATATGAATTTAATGATTTTTTTTTATTCTGATTATAAATATTACGTAACTTTTTTACAGTGTCACTTATACTAAGTACATCATTTTTATTCATAATTTGCGAATATTGTTTTTTTACTTGAAATTCTCGAGTTTCAATCTTTAATTTTTTTAATAATTTCTGTAAAAGTATATCTTTATTTTTCCTACCTATTCCCGCGCCTTTTACAATATTTGTTCCATAAAAGTTATAATTACCTAATCTACCTCCAAATTTAGATTTTATATTTTTTTCAAGAATCAATATTGATATATCAGGTTTATGTTCTAATATTTTTAAAGCAGAATAAAGTCCTGATATTCCACCGCCAATTATAATAACATCATATTCGTGCATTCTATTTATATCATCTATTTTATTTTTAGATATAATTTGTATATTTCAACTAACAAATAAAAAATTGAAATAAATAATATAATAAATATGTTTTATAATTTTATTTTGTAAATTTTCCATGTCTATTAATAGTAATAAAAATAATACGAATAATGAGTATCGAAGTAAAGATGACATAAATTTTATACAAGAAATAGATAAAAAAAATATTGATTATTGGGAAGAACTGTTTGATTTAGATGATTTAATTAATGATCCACTTTTTAATATAATAAAAGACCCTAATGTAATTGAAAATTTAGATAATAAGATTAAAAAAGCTATAAGTATTTTTAAAGAACGTGAATCAAATATTCAAGAAAGACTGAATAAAGCTATTTTAAATATTTCAACAATTTTAAAATATTCTAGGGAAAAATATATTTCAAAATATAAATTAAATAATATAATGGAGGAACGGATTAAGTATAAAAATACTTTAAAGAGTAAATGTGATTCTTCAACTAAAACAAAATGTGAAATTTCAAATATTGATATTGATTTACAAATAAAATTACAATCTAATAATAATATTGAAATTAATAATAACAAAGGTGATTCATCTAATAAAAAATTAAAAAGAAAATATAATAAGTGTAGTAAGAGTAAAGATACTGTGAACTATACAGTGAACGATGCGGTAAACGATACTGTGAACGATACTGTGAACGATACTGTGAACGACGATGTGAACGATACTGTGAACGATACGGTAAACGATACTGTGAAAAATTCGTCGAATAATACATGTAATGATAAAGACTATTCAACTATAAGAAATTCTAATTTTTATCAAATTGTAAAACAAAAATTTTATACACCAGATGGTTATATATCAGACTTATTTAAAGATTTTTTTAAAGGATCAAATAATACGGATGAATTTATTCAAAATATCTTTCCAGGTATGAGTATTGATGAAGTACTTTCTTTAAAAATAAAAACATTTCTAAATAAAATAAATGAAAAAAATATGACACGAATGTTTTTATCACATTGGTTCAGAGATTTTGTTAAATATTTTAGTTCTCTATCTAATATTAAATTGGACGATCATACAGATTGTCATTTAGATTCAAAAATGGATTCAAATCCATAATTTGTAAAAATATTATATAATTATTCATATAACTCAAACTATAATTTTGATATAATAACAAACTTATTATTATTATCATAAATTCTTTTGGAGTAAATCCTTCATTGTAGACTCTTTTTATAAAAAATATTAATTTATTACGAATATTTGTGAATGATAATGTATTTTCATTATTTATATCTAAAGAATCATTGTCTTCATCATCAGCTTCTAATAAAACATGGCGACATAATGGACATGTATATAATGTTTGTAATGATTGTAAAATGCAATTGAAACAAAATTTATGATTACAAGGTGTTATTGAAAAGTTATGTGTTTCATTAAATTCATTAAGACATATTGGACATGTTTCATCATTATTACTCATTTTATAACTTAAAATTTATTATAATAAATATATAAAAATTATTTTTATAATTATATCTTAATTAAATAATATTATTAATATTTTTGAAATAATGTATGAATATTATTATATAAATCAATATCACCTTCTATATATTTCATTTCAACATATTTAGATTCTTCTAATGAAAAAAGTTGTATCTTAAATCGAAGAACTATATCAATATCTTCTATGCAATATAGATATATTGATTCATCTGTATTATCTTTACATATCATAAGAGGTAGTTGTGATATTTCATTTGTTAAAGACTCAAAAAAAGGTGAATATTTGTCGTATAAAGAATTCATTTTATATAAAAAAATTTATATTTGAATAAATATAATATTATTCAAATTTAGAAATAATAAATAATCAATTTTTATAAAAGTTATGTATAATCAATAAATAATGTAATATTTATGTTATATTTAAGTAGTCGTATCTGCATTTTGAACATAACCAGGTGCACTAAAACTGTTAGGATATCCAGTTGTCATCCAGTAATTAGCCGATAATTGAGCAGATGGGTCAGTAACACCTTGTGTAATATCTGTATCGAATTCTGTTGATGGTCCCATTTGGAATAATTGGTCAACCATAAATGGTTGAATAGCATAATTAAAATAACGGAGACGACATAAATATCCTTGGAATCCACCCCAATTAGTAGTATAAAAATCACCATAATTTATTTTAGGAACGCCTGATAGTTTTGTTCTTTTTTTAAGATTACCATTAACATATACATCTACGCTACTTCCAATTAAAACAATAATAATATGTACCCACATATTTAATGGTATATTACCAACATCAGATGTTTCAACAACGTTTTCATAAGTATTAAAACGAATATTCAATTTGTTTGTATTGGGATATAACCATACACCAGGCATTTGTAATAAAGGATAATAAACATGGGGGTCTTGTTCATTAGTACTACTACCATCTGGAATATAATCATAACTTCCCTTATGAAAAACGTGTAACATAGGTAATTCTGATATATCACATGAATTATTGTTTGATGAAAAATTAATATCTTTTACAAATATCCAAAAACTATAGGTAAATTCTGTTCCCCATTGACTGTCAGATGCATGTTTTAATTTTTTTGCTTCAAATGTTTGTGCGATAGTTGCATCACTAATACCAGTTATTAAATAAGGAGAATATTTTTGATGATCTTTATAACCTTTATAGATAGTATAAATTAAAAACATTACTATAAGAACTATAAATCCAATCATTGCCATTCCAAATAATTTTTTATTAGCGCCATTTGCTTTTCCAACATTCGTTCCAACATTCGTTTTAATATTTGAATTATTAGTAGACATATATTATAACAAAAGATATTTTTATAAAAAATAAAAATATGTCATTTAAAAAAAATATTTATTATATTAAAAACTTAATTTTATAAAAACTTAATTTTAATTAAGAGTCAGTAAAACTATTTGAATTCTTAAAGTTAATAAATTTACCATCTGTAAAGAATTGTACTTGGTATTGGCTTGTTCCCAGTGGTCCTTGTTGATAAGCATTTGCGACTTCATTCGGTAATAATGCCTTAGTAAAATATTGCGTTTTACCAATTTTTCCGTAATATCCTGCCTGTGGCTTTCCACTTGTAATATATACAGGATCATTTGTAATAGTTGGAATTCCTCTTAGAGCACAACTTCTTTCTAATTTACCATTTATATAAATATCAACAGCACGATTATTTAATACATAAACAATATGCACCCATGTCATTAAAGGTATGTTTTGGATATCACATGACTCTACTTGTTCAGGCGCAGATGTTGATGTAACAACTTTTAAAGAATTTGTTAATGGATATAACCATATACTTGGACAGTGTATATTACCTACATTTGGAGTATCTGCATGTGTAGATGAGCTTGGCGGATTTCCTTTCCATAAAATATTTTTATATTGTCCAAATTTATAATTCCAATCTTTTACATATATCCATGTACTAAATGTATGATTCATTCCTTCTGTTACTTGTGGAAGACTAAAAGCGGGTCTTGAAACATATGCATCAATTACGTCATTTACTATAACAGGGGAATTCTCTGATGCCTCTTTAGAAGCCTTAACTGCAATATATATAATATAAATTAAAAATCCTATAAATAATACTGCAACTATTAAAAATATCACTTTTCCCATAGGATTAGGGCCTTTTTTTGCATTATTTACAGTTTGTTTAGTTAAATTTTGTGCACCATTAGAGTTTTTTGAATTATTCATATATACTATTTCTTTAGAAAAATAATTATATTATAATTTAATTATTATAAATTTATTTATTAAAAATAAATTTATAAATTATGCAAATAAATGAATTATTGCAAATAAATGAATTACTACAAATAAATGAATTACTACAAATAAATGAATTATATTTAATTACGATTTCGTCTATTTTTAATCTTGTCCTTTATATTATTATTACTTAAATAATCACTATTTGTTATTAAATCAGGTATTTTATATTCATCTTTATTATCTCTATAATATTTCTTTTGATAATTATCAATTATTTTTTTATACAAGTTATATGAATTATAAATATCAACTGGTGATAATGCATAACCATAAAAAATAAGTTCTGCTAATCGTCCTGCAAATCCACTCTGTTTATATTGACTTGCCAAAACATCACCTGTTAAATATAAATTATATCCATTCATTATCATAATATTTTGAGTTAAATTTAATGTTCTATCTAATTTACCATTTATATAAATTGATACAGATTTTGATTCAACAACAATTGTTATATTTGTCCATGAATTAAATGGTATACCATTTATTTCTAATCTTTCAACATATGTTGAATTTTGAAATACAATAACCATATTATTTAAAACGGGTGTTAACCACACACCTGGATATTGTACTAATCCTGATAAATCGGCATCTGGTCTCATAGGTGTACCTCTATAAAATACATTTTTCCATTCTTTATATCTATATGAATACCAATTATCATTGTCGTTCAAAGCATTATTATTACCATTTATATATATCCAAAAATTATATGTAAAATAACCACCTATTAAATCTTGTTGTAATTTATCTTTTGTTACAACTAATTGGTTTGCTAAACAATCATATGGTGCATCACTATTTGAAACTATATCAGTTTCATATACAGGTTCTCCTATAGTATTTTTAATTTCAACACTTTTATTGTATACAACAACAATATATAAAATTAAAAATATCATACCAATCATCTTACTTAATAACAATGATATTGTTAAAAATGTTATAATTGCAAATATTATAGAAAGTGGTAAATTAAAATATATAAGTGTAAATATGTATGTTAATGAAAAAAATATAATAATTGTTGCAATCTTCATTTGAAGAGGCGCTTTTGAAGCCGTTTCTTCTAAAATCTTTACTCCTTCCATACCTTTTTTTGTTAAATTTTCGGCTGACATTGCATTTGAAGATGTCATTGCATTTGAATTAGGTGCATTATTCATATTTCCATCACCACCTTTTATATTAGACCTTAATTTATTCATCTATTATACTTATCTAAAATAAATATATATATTTTTTATGAATAATTTATAATATTACTTTATATAATTTATTTATAAGGTTTATAATATTATTTACACGGTTTATAATATTAATTTTAATCCTTTACATAAACATTTTCTAATATGAATTTTATCGACATATATGTTATATTTCTATAAAATTTAGGCTTATATAGTTTTTGTTTTATATTTCTCTAATAAATATTCTTTTATTGTTTCAGTCGATTCATTATCACGTAACATTTCAAATATATGCGGAAAAAGGACTGCAATCACACCTACTATTAAAAATCCTATTTTAAATACCATATGTATTGGGAAATATTGAAGAAATGTTTCATAATATAAATAGCCAAATATAATAATACCAAATAGTATAATAAAAAATATAACTGACTTATAACTCATAATATATTATTGATAAATTAGATTAAATATTTTTAAAATATATTTAATAATTTATTAAAAATATGCAATTTTATTTTTTATACACATTTTTTTATTGGATTTTCATTAAAAATATGTTTTACGTCACCTTTTAATCACAAAAAATCACTAAAAACAGGTGACGCAAAGCTATGACATTTTGGACCTTCTTTTTTCAAAAAAAATAAATTACATTCCATTTATGTCACCTGTTTTTTCAAAAAGCGGAAAAATATGTGCACGCAGAGGCAAAAAAGTGAAAAAAATTTTAAAAAGTCTTATGTAAATTTTTTTATTACATTTTCATTAAAAATATGCTTTACGTCACCTTTTAGTTGCAAAAAATCACTAAAAACAGGTGACGTAAAGCTATGACATTTTGGACCTTCTTTTTTCAAAAAAAATAAATCACAATCCGTTTATGTCACCTGTTTTTTCAAAAAGCGGAAAAATATGTGCACGCAGAGGCAAAAAAGTGAAAAAATTTTAAAAAAAATGCAAGTTCGGCTACATCACGTGTTTTTTGAAAATATGTATACGCAAATGAAATAAAAAGTCCAAAAAGCTATGCAATTTTGACATGATTTTTTATAAAAATCTCTCCGCTAATTTAAGAATCGTCGCCTGTTATTAAAAAATTAAGCAAAATATGCACACGCAAGTAAAATAAAAAGTCCAAAAAGCTATGCGATTTTGTCATATTTTTTTATAAAAATAACTTCAATAATTTAAGAATCGTCACCTGTTATTAAAAAATTAAGCAAAATATGCACACGCAAGTAAAATAAAAAGTCCAAAAAGCTATGCAATTTAGGGTGATTTTTTTTCAAAAAAAAATGTTAAAAGTGCCTTTACGTCAACTTTTGAAACAAAAAACTGACAAATATGCACACGCAGAGGCAAAAAAGTGAAAAAAAAGCTATGAAGATTTGGTGACTTTTTAGGCTTTAAAAAATGTGTAAAATGCTTTTACGTCACCTGAAATTTCTAAAAACGCAAAAATCTGTATACGCAAATGGCAAAAAAAGCACTGTTTTTTCTAAAAAATCGAAAAGCGTCAGATTTGCCTTTCCGTCACCTTTTTTTCAGAAAAAAAATTTTAAGAAGGTGACGCAAAATATTATTTTTTTTAACGGTAAAAAAAGTTTTAATATTAATATTTTTAAAAATACAATTAATTTATTATTAAATTTTAAAATTATTTTTATTGATATGAGATTTTTAAAAAAACATGTAAAACGTTGTATTTAGAACAGTAAAAAAAATTACTTGAAGTACAACATAATTTTTTTCGGTTTTGCGCCGTAAGCCACCATTTTTTACTTGAAATAATGACATTTTTAAGCAAATTTTAAAATTTTGGTACAATAAAAAAATACTACTTTTAAAAAACTTAAAATATACAATAATTACACAATACTTCCAAAAAGTCAATTCTACAATGATTTTCCAAAATGTCATTATTTCAAGTCATTATTTCAAGTAAAAAAAAAAAGTGTGTTTTTGAGAAAGTTTTTTCCGAAACGCCGTTTTGAAATTTTTTTTTTTTCAAAATTGGAAAAACTTTTTTTAAAAATTGATTTTTTTTTTACTTGAAATAATGACTTGAAATAATGACATTTTGGAAAATCATTGTAGAATTGACTTTTTGAACACACTGTAGAATTATTGTATATTTTAAGTTTTTTAAAAGTAGTATTTTTTTATTGTACCAAAATTTTAAAATTTGCTTAAAAATGTCATTATTTCAAGTAAAAAATGGTGGCTTACGGCGCAAAATCGACAAAAATTATATATTTTTTTGATTCATTTTTTATAAAAGTACATATAAAATAATTTTAATAAAATATAATATTAAAATTATCAATATATATTGTACGTATTTATTATGTAAATTATTTTTCATTAAAACTATTGTTAAATTATTTAGAATTATACATATTTTTATAAATAATAAATAAAAAATAACAAATAATAAATAACAAATAATAAATAATAAATAACAAATAATAAATAATAAATAATAAATAATAATTTATTATAAAGAAATTTAAAATTATGTATATATAAGGATGAATAAGTCATATTTTGAATGTAAAAGGTGTTTTATAAAATTTTATCAAAAAATTGATATAACGCGACATTTAGATAAAAAACACTTATGTACAAGAGTTGTTGAGTCTTATAAATATAATAATGATGAAATTAGAGAATTATCATTTAATAGAATATATATAACAGATGTAAATAATCCAAACGTTAATAAATGTAATAATTGCGGAAAAATATTTTCAAATATAAGAACTTTAAAACAACATATTAAAGTATATTGTAAGAAAGTAAATAACGATAGAATTATTAATAAAAATAATGAAAGTATAGATATAAATAGTGATACTAATATAAGAGGTAATGAAAATATATTTATAAATGGAAATAACAATATTATAAATAATATACAAAACATTCAAAACATTCAAAATATTCAAAATATTCAAACCATCAATAATAATATAAATATAAATATAAATATTACACGGCCATTTGATGATATATGGGACACTTCAATGATTGATAATAATAGAAAAATAGTATTATTATTAAATAGTTCAAAATTTACTCAAACCCTTGAACAAATATTAGAAAATGAAGTAAATTTAAATGTTTTAATTGATAAAACAACTGGTAAAGGAATGATTTATAATAATCATAAATTTACAGATATGTCCGTTAAAGATATAGTAAAAAGAACAATGAATAAATTATATAAACAATTGTGTGAATTTCATAATGATATATCAAATGATATCCTTGATTTAGATAAAAGTATATTAAATAATGAAATTAAATCAGTTGAACAGAAATATAATGATTTTATATCAAATATTAAAATTGAAAATATGGTTAATGAATATATATCTGATATATATGCAAAAAAGAATAATAAGACTTACATAGAATATAATTCAAAAACTAATATAAAACAACCAGATAATGCCGAGTATTCTATAATAGATAATAAAGATGGATATTAAATAGGTAGTAAATATAAAATATTATATAATGTATTCTGTATGATTTCCATATTCATACTTATCTGGTCCACATGTATAATATTTTTCTAAATCGAGTGGTTCTGTTGCAGTTCCTTCTACACATTTTCCTTTACCATCATTATTCTTACATATCCCACAATTTACATCTTTTAAACATTCCGTTTTTATCTTTGAGTCGGACCATTCAGGATTATTATATTTCTCACATGGATTTAATGATGCACTACATTCTTGATATGATGCATATGGTAATAAAAGTTGATTATTTAAAACATCTGTTCCACAATTATTGGTTGATATATGAGAATTTAAAATAGTTCCATTAAATTTATTACAATTTCCACCTATATTACAATAATAATTTGTTTCAGTTGATATTAAATTATTATCCTTTTGGTCTTCGGTGGAGATTTCTTTAATATTATTTTGATTTAAAAACATTGATGACGATTCTTTTGAAGAAGATGTATATGAGGACGAAACATTTTTACATCCGCCGTTACAACAAAAATCTGGAGAATAAAACGCTATTTTAACATTATCTTTTTGATATTTACACATATTTTTGTTACTATTAATATCGAATTGACAAAATGCATTTTTATAAAAATTTGAACACAATGAATTTTCGTTATTTCCTTCTTCTCGAATTAATTCTTCATCTACTATTGTAAAAGATTCAATATTTTTAATAAAATAAAGACTATTCTTTTTTATAAAAAGTAATAATAAAATAATTATTAATATAATTATAAATAGAATAAATACATACATTTATAATTATAATATAAATTTTTTTTATCTATATAAATATTATAATAAATGTTAGAATTATTTACTGTATTCAAAGCAATTGAAAAATATTCAAATATTAATGAAGGATTGGAAACAGACTCGTTTCAAACTAAAATACCTACAAGTTGGATAATATTTGCTGTATTAATTTCATTGGCAACTGCTTATATTGCATATTCATGTAATGAATATGAAACTCCTGCAACGAGAGCTTTAGTTACATTAATTGCATTTTTTTTTAATGGTTTTTATTTACTTTATTATTTTATAGTTCATGTTTTATTTGACAGACCATGCTCATCAAGAAGTATTTCAAATATTGTTAAAAATTTTTCAAAAAATAAATAAAAATATATACATCAAAAAAATAATTTATCATATAATCATTAAAAAAATTATTTATATAATATTGTTTATAATATAATTTTTAAGTTCAGTCTTATGTTTTTTAATAAAATCCATAATCTTTTTTTCAGTTTTTTTTTGATATCTACATTTAAGATACAATATATTTATTAATATATGAGAATACATATTTAAAATATCAAATTGTTTAGATGTTTTAGGATTAAAAAAATCAATAAATAACTTTCTTAAATAAAAATGCGAATTTATTTCATTATCTCTTTTAATAATTTTATATGTAAATGTTTTACTTTTACCCATAAATATAACTATGAAAAAAATATGATAATGAAAGATTATTTTTATTTAATTTAATTCATTCAAAAAATAGTTATTAAGAAAATTCCTAAAACTACTTGGTTGATTAAAAGGTATTTTCTCTTCATGAATTCTATTATTATGGTCTAATACAGATTTAACAATATATCCTCTATATTGAGTATACCATACTTTAGGTTTAAATTCATTCTTATATTGGAAATCATTCATTTGTTTAATATTATTTTTTATATTAGAATCATTGTTTATATTTTTGTCAATACTACTATTCATAATAATGATATAAAAGATAAAAATAAAAAATACTATGTGTAAAAATTATAATATATAAAAATTATAATAAATTATTCAATTTTAAGTATTCTATCAAAAATTAAATAATATGATGAAATACTAATAATAATAAATATTAAAATAATCATAAAATCATCATTTAATAAAGAACCTGTTAAAGCATTATTGATTATATTTTTTTGAGTTGATAAAGAAACCATTATTTGAAATACTATAAGTATAACTAAAACTTTATAAACATCTTTTATTAAATTTATATATTCATATTCTAAATCTAAATATATATTTAATATTGCCATTTATCTTAATTATATATAATATAATTTTATAACATATTTATTCCAATTTTTCAAAAAAATAATTACAAATACTTCGATTTGCGTATTATTTAAAATAATAACTTATTATTTTATTATAAATATGTTTTCATTTAATTCGTCCGATTTATTAAATAATTATATAACGCCGCAAGAAATATCACCTGAATTAAAAAAAGAAGATGAATTAACAAATAATGACCGTATGTATTTAGTAAATAAAAAATTAGATGATAATTTTTTAAATGAAATATATACAAGTATAATTGATAAAAATAAATATATTATAGATAATAATTTAGCAAATGTAAATGAATATGTATATAATGATGTTGAATTTCTTTCAGACCATTATATGAATGAAGATAAAAGTATTTTTAATAAATTAAATAAAACACATACTAAAATAGGTGGATTATTATTAAAAAAGATTTTATTAAATCCAACTCACGATGCAGTAATATTAAAAAATCGCCAAGAACTAATTAAAAAAGTATCGGCATTTAAAGGTCAATTACTTCCATTATTAGAAAAAATACAAAATATAGAGCATGATGTAATGTGGTTTTATAACGATAAAAACTTGAAACATATTGAATATATGAATGATTTAATATATTTCAATTATGATTTTATTCCATTTTTTAATTTAAATGACATTCTAAATAATAATGAAAGAGCATTATTGGTAACAAATATTTATAAAATAATAATAGCTCCAACATTAACAATATTAACACCAATAATTTCATTATTAATACCATTAATTTTATTATTTTATTTTCAAAGAAAGACGGGGATGAATATATCTTTTACCTCTGTTTTTTCACAATATATAAAAACCCTTTTTAGTTCAGATTCAATGCGAATGATTTTTAAAAATCCCACTAAAGCAATGTTGGCATCATTTGTAACAAAAGGGCTTTATATATTTATGTATTTTCAAAATATATATTATTCATTAAACAGTGCATCAAATACTAATAAGGTGATAAACATAATACATGATAAATTAAATAAGGTTTCGCAGTATATTAGTTTATGTAATAAAATAACAGAAATATGTAAAGAGAATAATGTAAATGATGTTTTATCATATATTCATTATAGTACTATATCAGAAGACTTAGACATTTATATAAAACATTTTGATTTTCCCGTTTTTAATAAAGACCCTTCATTATTTTCAAATAAAGGTAAAATTTTATATACATTTAAAAAAATAAAAGAATCAAAAAATAAATTATCTCAAATATTTCATTATACAGGTATAATTGATACAATATTATCTATAGAAAACTTATTGTCTAATTCAAATGATAATAATCCATATTGTTTAACACAATATTCATCAAATAGTAAAATGCCTATAATAGATGTAAATGGTATATGGCATCCATATTTAGATAATAGTAGTATTGTTAAAAATAATTTAAATATGAAGTCTAATATATTAATAACTGGGCCTAATGCCGCTGGTAAATCGACTTTTATAAAATCGATTATTTTGAATATATTGATGTCACAAACAATCGGTATATCAAGTGCAAAGAAATTTACAATGACACCTTTTCATATGATAGAATCTTATTTGCATATATCAGATAGTAAAGGTTCATCATCACTTTTTGAAGCTGAAATGTTTAGAAGTCGTGATTACATTGAAAAAATAAAAAATATGGATTCCGATAAATTCTCTTTTATTGTTTTGGATGAAATATTTTCTTCAACTAATTATGTGGAGGGATTTTCTGGGGCATATTCAATATTAAAAAAAATATCTTCCTTTGATAATACATTATCAATAACAACGACACATTATACTGATTTAGAAAGACTTGAAAAAGATACAAAGGGTAAAATTACAAATTATAAATTTGATGTTGAATATAATGATAGTGGAGAAATTATATTTAATTATTTATTGAAAAAAGGTATTTCAAGGCAATATATCGCATTAGAATTATTGAAAAAGAATGGATTTGATGATGATGTTATAAATGATGCAATGAATATTTGTAAAAAGTTAAAAAATAAAAAACTTTTATTTTCAAAAAAATATAAGAGTAAAAAAGTTAAAGAGTAATTAGAAAAGGATAATTAAAAAGTAAATTCCATCTTTCCATATTTATTGAACCAAGCAGTTTTGTATTTAAATGATCTCAAGTATTTTTGTAATGTTAATATAGGACCACGATTATTATTATGATCAATCATATTTCTGATTGGTCCTTTAATAAATCTATCAATAATACCATTTCTATCATTAATATCAAAAAAATATTTTTTTTTTAGATTATTATATATTTCTTGGATTGTAGAAAGATCCGATTCTTTAATGTATAACTCTCCATCGTATAAAGGAAATCTATCTTTTAAACGTATTATTTTTGTTAAAGTTAGAAATTTAGGTTTAGTTATATATATATCAATTTTTTCAGTAAAATCTTTATTAAATAATTTAAATAGGTGTATATAATATTTTTGGAGTAAATAAGATGGCATTTGGTTATACCCAAGCAACTCAGGAGGGGTTCTTAAAAACGTATATAAAGTACTCATTATAAAATTGGCTTGTCGTATAAATTCTTTTGAATATTCCTCAGGTACTACTTCTTTTTCCACCATATCTCTATATATCTGTATAAGAATTTGAATATATATTTTTTCTTTTATTAATAATTTTACAATATATGATAATTTTGATTCTCTATAATTTTTTATAAAACTATTTAATTGAAACTTATTTTCTTCGCGCAATTTTCTAAATTGAAGGGATTGAACTACATAATTCAAATTTGATTTAAATTTTTCATCTATTTCAGTATTAAAATTTTTTTTATTATTATTGGTTGATTCTTTGGAACGCTCCTTTTCACGCTTACGTCGTCTATTATTTGCAGTTTCAATTCCAAACCATTTCGGGTCAAGTAATGACATTTCTTATATATAATTAATATTAATATTAAAATTAAAATTAATATTAAAATTAATATTAAAATTTTTTGAAAAAATATCTTATATAATTATTTTCAATAAAAATATCAAGATTTATACTTTTTTGTAGACACCTACCTATTAAATATTTATGTAACCTAATTATATTTATTATTACGCATGAGATTCTAAATATTATTCAAACCAATCGACTATTAAGTCCCTCAATATGAAATGGTTTATCAACATTGAATCCTTTATAGTCGGTTAAACTCATTATATATCTTATTGGATTATATTTATTTTCATACGCGAACTTCATATATTCATTGAAATACTCCATATCATCATCTTTTAAAATATATTTTTCCCTTAAATTTAAATATATAGATTCAATCTTTTTCAAATCATCGTTTGATTTACAACATGCTTTTCCATCAAATAAAATAAAATATTTTTCTAATTCTATTTTTTCTTTAATAATTGTTGTCCATGGACAATTAATTATTAATTTTTTTTCTGTTATTGTATTTATAAATTCTTTATTAAACTTTTTTATTTTTTTAATATAGAACCAAAGAATTAAATTACAATAAATATAATAAATCTTTCCTGTTGCAGTTATATAGGTAAATATTAGTTTTAAACCATACTCAATATCATTAAATTGTATTTTAGATTCTTCAGAATTTTGTTTAGATTTCAATGATTTATATATCTTTATAATAATTTTAAGAATTTGAAAAATTCCTAAAAACGAATGTCTTTTATTGAGGTTTTTTCTAAAAAACACTATTATAGTTTTTATACCATTACCAGGTTTATACGGGTTAATTACAAATTTAGGATTAATTTTGTATGCTTTTGTACTAAAATTTGGATAAAAATCATTATATAATTTACTTATTTCCTTAATATTATTATTTTCTAAACTATTAATATCTTCTTTTTTAACATTACCTTCTTTTTCGACTATTTTTAATCCGAATGTTGTATTATAACGTTTCTTGGAATTTTCTTCTTCTTTTAATTCTTTTTGTTTTATAAATTCTATTTCTTCCTTTGTAAGAGGTTTGTTACTATGGCCTGATTTAGAATGACTAGAACCAATCCTATGCGCTAATATTGACATACCTGGCATTTATATTATATAATATACTTATATAAATAAATAATATATAAGTAATAGAAAAATAAAAATTATAATTTATGAATTAAATAATTAATTTATAAATTATAATTTTTTATTTTTCTATGACTTAAGTATATTTTCATGTTCTAAAAGTTTAATAATAATATAAAAAACATTTTGAAATAAATTATTATTATTCCACTTTATAAATTTTTTATGATACGTTGTATAATGTAGAGGAGTATTAATATTTTTCCATTGAGTTCCAGTTCTTAAAACTTTATAAATAATTTCTATATAATGTTCAATATCTTTTTCATTGTGTCTACCTTTAGTGCTTTTATTTGGTATTTTATTAACATAAAATTTAATTAATTCT